TAAGAACTTAAACCGGCTTTACTATTTTTACATAAAGGAACAATGTCACTTTATGAAAAACTCGGCGTTGAAAAAACGGCGTCGCCCGATGAACTAAAGAAGGCGTACTACAAGTTGAGCAAAAGCGCTCATCCTGACAAGGGTGGCGACCCAGAGGAGTTTAAGAAAATCAATCATGCATACGAAGTGTTGGCGGATCCGCAGAAGCGTCAGATGTACGATATGACTGGGTCCGATGACGAGCAGGGTAGACCTGGTGGCGTAGACATCAATGAAATGTTCGGCGGGCAGATGCCGTTCTTCGGTGGGCTCGGCGCAATGTTCGGTGACATGTTTGGTGGAATGGGGGGTCCGCCGCAGAGGGGAATGCGAAAGGCTCCGCGTGGACCCGATAAGGCGCAGGACATTCCGCTCAAACTCGCCGATTTCTACAATGGGCGCGAAATTCAGATTAAGTTTCACCAGCAGCGCGCGTGCGGACTCTGTAAGGCGTCAGGCGCGCTCAAAGTGGAGGATTGTGGTGGCTGCCGTGGTGCTGGAATTAAGTTAATGATGAGACAGATTGGACCCGGTATGATACAGCAGTCGACACAGCGCTGCGGTGACTGTAATGGTGAAGGCAAGCGGGTCCTGGTGGTCTGTCACGAATGCAGCGGGCGCAAATATAAGGGGCAGGAGAAGGCGCTCAATGCGCGCATCGAGCCTGGTATGGCGGAGGGTGAGAAGCTGCGCTTTGCCGGCGAGTGCTCGGATGCCGCCGAATACGAAAAGCCTGGTGATGTGATTCTGAACCTGATAAGGACGAGCTCTGATTCCGAATTCGAATGGCAGGGTAATGACCTCCACTTGAATCACAGTATTGAGATGGCAGAGGCACTGCTAGGGTTTAACATGACGATTAAAGACCATCCCAGCGGCAAAGAGCTGACGCTGACGTGGGCTGGTGGACCTCTACAGCACGATATGATTATCGTGGCGAAGGGTCTGGGTATGCCGGTGCGCGGCAAGAAAGGTGAATACGGCGACCTGTTCGTTCATATCGACGTGTTGGTCACGGTCTCAGAGCGGCGCTCAGGATGGACGGCGGAGCAGCGTGCGCTGCTACAGAAGGTGTTCCCTGAGTGGTCGGCGCCGCGCGGCACGGGTATACCGCTTGCGTTTCAGATGAGCGAATCGTAGATGCGCTTTATGGCGCGGAGCCGAGGATTAAATAGTTGATGTTTGACACTTCGTTCTCAGTTGAGTGTACAGTTAACGTACTATTAGTAACATCATACGATAAATGACCTGCTGTGCCGCTATAACCTACACGAGTCAATATAACAAAGTTGCTTTGTACCAGCAACTGGTTTATTGTTGAACCATGACAAGTACCATTTATGTTGAGAGTGCCGCGCGCGTTGTAGGGATAGATAAGCCCTGAATTGCTGATAGAACCATCGGCACCATAGAGATTTACATAATTTTCGTTGCCAGAAAGATCGTGACCTGTGACTTCTATAGACGCCTCATCGCTGTTGACAGTGGTATGAATGGAATTTATAGTAGAACCATAAGCGACATCTATGTTAAGAGTTACCTCTCCGTTGCCAACAAACGCCTGTAGTTCGTTATCGTTACCTGAAATATCATGTCCGAGGAGGTAGAGTTCTGCGACGCCACCACTCGCCTTCATCTTCCCATACGCATCGTAATCATCTGAGGCCGCTTGAACATACGCCTCCGTGCTGTTGACGAGGGTATAGATAGCATTAGTTGTAGAACTATAATTTACCGTTAAGTCAAGAGTTATTTCTCCATCGCCAACAAACGCCTGTAGTTCGTTATCGTTACCTGAAATATCATGTCCGAGGAGGTAAAGTTCTGCTGTGATATCACTCGCCTTCATCTTCCCATACGCATTGTAATTATCTGAATCCACTTCAACATACGGCTGGTTGGCGCCATCAAAGGCGAAATAGGCTGATGCATCTCCGCTCACGTCATTGAGGGTAATGTAGTTATTATAATAATATTCAGATTCCTTGGGAAATCCCGCAGCATTAGCGATAATATTGCCGTTCACTGTCTCGATATTACCTTTTGTATAGACGGGGGCACCTAAGTCGTACTCATCGGCTTCCGAGCCATCTTCAGAGACTCCATCAAACGCATAGTGATTATCGGATAGGTAGACAGGCTTGTCCGAGTTAAATACGGCAAACCTTGACTCGTTAGGGTTAATAAAGCCGCTCAGAAACGTCACTGAATCATAGACGCCAACAAAATAGGCATCTACATTTGGATTCGCGCCTGGGTATAACTTGCGTCCGTTCTCACGCAGAATACGCCCCTTGGGGCACTGGTCACTGTCTTCTGTGACCTGACCCCAGATACCAACGATGTCTAGATCCTGAACCTCCGTTCTATAGGTATAAAACTGACCTGCGAATGTCTGTGTTGATATGTAGGAGCGGCGCTGTCCGCCTGGAATGTTGTCCTTGGCTCGGCTGGATGACATTTTATTATAGATGGAGGAATTTCTCGGGATGAAATAGAATGGCTCTGCTCTGGGGGCTCGGATTGGGTCTGGCTGATGCCGCGTTTTTTGGACTTGCCCGTGAAACATATTCTAGATGGACCCGGTTAAGTAGCCCGAATGCGACGAATACAGACATGCAGCGTGTATGGTTGACACTTGGCGCAGCGGGTTTTGTTGGTGGTATATTAAATCCGCTGCTATATCTATGGGCGGCGTATGGTTTGGAATCACTTGTTGAGGCACATATCTTTCGTTGCGTTGTTTCGGTCCTGCTATCGCTTTTGTTAGGAACATTCGTCTTTAAAGATACTATTAACGGATTCCGTGCGCTAGGAGTACTATTTTCGATGTTGGGGCTGGTTTTAGTGATAACTTCCTCCGCTTTTTCTCAAAAATTGACTTAAGAAAAAGGCTATATACTATATTTGAGGCGATATAGTCTAGTTGGTTAGGACAGCGGCCTTTGAAGCCGTTAGCCTCGGTTCGATTCCGAGTTTCGCCAATCTGAAATATGGACTTTTTAAGTTCACCTTTCAAATCACCGTGGCGGTATCTCTCTTTTAATTTTGATATTTAGAATATCCATTATATTTTAAATACATCGGATATTACTATATTGGTAGTTTAACCATGGCTGTAGGCGTTATTGTTGCTGACGAGAGGCTCTGCGACCTTGAATACTCCTTTTTCGTTGGTCCACGCGCATCCGCTCGCTATCGCCGCCGCCCGCGAAGAAAACACCGTGCCGGGCACGCAGCTGCCGCCACCATGGCTGTAGGCGTTATTGTTGCTGACGAGAGGCTCTGCGACCTTGAATACTCCTTTGTCGTTGGTCCACGCGCATCCGCTCGCTATCGCCGCCGCCCGCGAAGAAAACACCGTGCCGGGCACGCAGCTGCCGCCACCATGGCTGTAGGCGTTGTTGTTGTTGACGAGAGGCTCTGCGACCTTGAATACTCCTTTTTCGTTGGTCCACGCGCATCCGCTCGCTATCGCCGCCGCCCGCGAAGAAAACACCGTGCCGGGCACGCAGCTTCCGCCGCCACGACGGCTGAAGCGGCGACGACGACGACCACCCACCTTGGGCATGGGGGGCGGGCTCGGGCTTGGTACTACACCACCGTTGTACGGGATATCGCCACGGAAGTTGGGGATAACCGTATTTTCAGTGTACCACTGCGGGTTGAGGCGCGCGGCGGCGAGTTCCTGAGGTGTTGTGAGGATAACCGGGCTGGCTTCGACGGGCGCCATGAAGCCTCCACGGAGCCGACGGCGACCACCGCTCGTTGGTAGGACACCGGCAGCGGCGGCGTTTGTGGCTGATAAGAGAGTGTAGCTCGCGTTAACGGGCGAGCCGCCGCCGCCGCGGCGTCTCGTGCTTCTGCGGCTCTTGCTTCTGCGGCTCTTGCTTCTACGGTTACATCTGCTGCCACCCGCCATAACGCCAGCGGCACGCTCAACCGCCGGAAGTTCGGCAAACTTGGCGTCTAGGGGTCCGAGCCGCGCGATGTCGCGGATCTCGGTCGGGAGCATCGTGCTAAATGCCGTTGGGTAATCCGCGTAGGAGGCGAAATAAGAGCCACCGCGCTGGGCTTGTTTACGACCACGAGTTGTACGCATCTTCTTATTTCTACGCAGCGATTTTCTTGTACCGCCGTGGTAAGCCGCCGTTACGCTTGCGAATTGCGCGCCCTGATTTAATGAGCCTGTTGTAGGATACGTTGGATTGCACGTTGAGCCCATCTATCTATTTACAGGAGCGAATTTATGACGCGGGGACATGGATGCCACCACCACCCATAGAGATATTCTTCTTCTTGATGGTGCCGGCGACGATATAGATGGAATTCTCGGTCACGATGATGTACTCGGTCTTCGTGCTAAAAACCTTCTGGATAGGGCTCGTGTACTCCTCCGCCGACTTAACAAGACTCTTCTCCTTCGTAACTACATCCTCACCCAAAAAAGCGTTTCCATCGCGCGTGGACACAAAGTAATCAAGCAGGATAGGCTTATCCTGGTCAATCGCGATGCGCGCGGCGTGAATCATTGTCTTCTCGGTAGGTAGATCGGTGTTTGTCGCAGGAGCCGGGGTCGCCATATGTTATTCTGGCTCTAAGCCGGAAGAGTTTCAATGACTTTTTCCGCGGGAATCTGAATAATATTGCGTGGGCTCGGGTGAGGGACCCACAAATGCTTATTTTTTGCCGGAGTTGTTGCTACGACAACAGGGGCTGCGTCCGGTTTTACAACTGAGGTCCTGATGATTTCGGTCGCATGCTTTACAAAGATCTCATTCATGTAACGGTACGCCTCCTCAATCTGCTCCAGAGACCGGGCACCCGTAATAATAATTCTACCTGTCTGGAAAGGGCTAATCGTAATTCGCTTACAATCGCCGATGGCTTCGCCGTTACCCGTCCCTTCACAGGGCTTCGGGCACAGACAGATACCTGGCGTGCTCTTCGCTGCGGCGAGCGCCTTGTTATAATAGAACTTCGTATTAACGCCCTGATAGATAGTGGACTCAAATGTACTGAATAGACCGTAGGTTTCAACGAGAATCTTATGTAGCTTCTCGCGCCTAATCGGTACACCAATGCTATAATCGCTATTCACAAGCTGCGTTTCGTATCTGTGAATATTGCGCTTGGTGGGAAACACAGTTGGGTAATTCTGTTCAACGTGCGATGCAAGCCATTCGATTGCTGCGCGACCCGTCTTATCATCAGGTACACCGGTCATTTGAACGCCACCGTTGCTAAACAATTTAATATTTACCTCCTTCCATTGCGAGTTACCAATAAGTAGGCGCACGACTAGAGAAGACTGATTAAAGAAGGTCTTCTTTACCCGTTTGCGACGGAGCATGATGTCGTTGCGACACACACCCTTTGTTTCGCCTTTGTATTCCATCTTCAGAACACCCTCACCAAGATACCAGTAGGGAATCGTGTTAATTTTCTCGAACAGAATGTCTAGACGGATTGTTGAACCCATCTGACATGTCGTTGTCATTGTGCTGATACGAAGCGGGGTAATCCTGATTTGGTCCGCCATTTCTTTGATTTTATGCGGTGGCGGTTTAAAGGGCTCAATCTTTTACATGTTTTGCCACTGAATTATCCCACGCGGCTGAGAGAATTACGGCTGCATGTTCTGTAGATATGTCACGTACCTTATATACTGCGTCAATAAATAGAGCAGCGTTGTCTAAATAATTATTCATGTCTAGCCAGAGAAGCACATTTCTACACAAAACAGCAATTGGCATTTTACACAGACCATCCTCCCAAATCATCTGTGAGCCCAGTGCTTTACGTTTAGCTAAACGTAGAATCCAGGTCTCCCACTCGTTGATATTATCCCCCGTTTGAATCTTGCAGTAGATTTGCCGCAGGTCTCCACGCAAGATTTGTAGTGTCAGGTCGGTGGGTACGTTCTCCTTTGTTATCTTGCGCTTCTCTCTCTTGAGAACGCTTTCAACCGAGTTTCTAATAATAGAAGGAGATAGGTGACCACAGAAAAAGGCAACCGCGCGCGACCTAATTGAAGAGTGGACGCGACACAGAGTGTTACATAGAAAAATATAGAGTGGTTTCGGAACCACTTCGTCGTCGGCATCGAGGAGAGCACGGAGCGAAAGCTGTGCCTGGTCTGTCATCGTCTCCACCTCATCAAAGATAACAAACTTGCGCTCGATGCCTGGCCACCGTGTACGTACGAAATCGAAGATACGCTCTCTGACGACTTCGATTGAACGCTCGTCGCTGGCGTTGAGATACAGAGAGGATAAAATGGGCGATATCTGGGGATATGTGTCTAGTGCTAAGGCATGCGCGATTGAGGTTTTACCGGTACCAGGCGGACCGTACAAAATGAGGGGTGGTAGACCGCGACACTTGTTCTTGGCTGCGGTCTCGAGCAGCTTTCGTAAATTGTCATGACCGTGCACATCTGTTAAATGAAGCGGTCTATACTTTTCTGACCACAATGAGGTCATCCTGATGAGTTTTATTGATAGTTGTATTTAAGCCCACAACGGTGACTTGCGCTCCTCCCAATCCTTTCCGTTTGGACCCAAGTGTTTACAGAACCCTGGTAGAAGAGTTGGTTTGACACCGCCAAACTTTTTTTCAAATGTGTCATCGCATACGGCGGCTGTCCGTGAAAAGGGTTGATAAAACTTTGATTTGTCAAAATAGAGTTGGAAAAAGCCGGCAGCCCGTGTTTCACCATAATTTGTATCGGAATCAAAGTCTTCTTTTTTTAGATAGACTCGACGCATCATATGATAACAAAGGTCTTTTGATAAGGGTTGTGCGCTAATAATTTCAAATAGGTTATCGGGTAGGACTGTATCGGCGTCAAAGTAGATAATCCAATTGTCCGTGTAGGCGGCATGGGCTGCTTTCTGTCCAGCCAAAACGAGCGCCGACTTGTTGAACGGTGCCCCATTTTTGTGAACCTCGCCGTTCAGAATTAATTCGACATTTTGATACGTTTTCATTGCATCAAATGTATCAAAATCAGTTGGGTCTGTTACTACATAGATCTTTTTGAAAAACTTACTATTGTGCTCAAGAGTGGTAGCCAATTTATCAGCGTAGTTAACACAAACAGTTATGCCTATTAGGGGCAGCATTGCTTCCCTTATATAAGACGTCTTTAAGTTGTAGATATACTACGTCTACCTAAAGCTCGGACTGAACGAAAATAAGTATAGAAGATGAGCGAAGAACCGAAGAAGCGTACGCGCGTCAAGAAGGAAATCGTTGTTTCTGATAATGTTATTGTTGAACCCAAGAAGACTCGTGCTTCAAAGAAGCCTGCTGTCGTAGCCGTCGTAACTCCTGATGGAATCGTTGGCTCTCTTATGACTGAAATCCGACCGCTGATTGCGCACATTCCGGTCAATACGACTAAGATTGAGGCGGAGGAGGCGACGTCGGCGGGTGCACCGAAATACGACCCCACTGTGCCGGCGCCATACGATACGAAGGATACACTTTCATTCCTGGGTGCCGAGGACCGCGGTGAATCGGTTGCTGCGAAGCTACCTGAGCCGACGAGTATAAAGGATGCGCGCCATTTTGAGGCGCCCTATAAGAGTACGCTACCGACTCACTATTCGGAACGCCTGATGGTTCAGTTTCAGGACAGCAATCGTGTTCAGAAGTTGCCGGACCGCACCGATGTCTATTGCTACTGGTGTTGCCACCCGTTCGATTCAGTTCCCTGTGTCTTACCGTCGGACATTAAGGAGACAATCTGGTATGTGTATGGGAACTTCTGCAGCCCTGAGTGCTCCACAGCCTATCTATTTCACGAGCGCCTGGATTCCAACGTTCAGTGGGAACGCTACGCTATGTTGAACTCACTCTATAGCAAAGATGTTGAAATCGCCGCCGGCGCGTGCAGCGGTATACGCTCCGCGCCCAAGCGTGAGGTTTTGCGCATCTTTGGTGGGTCAATGGATATCCGCGAATTCCGCGCTATCGTACACGAGAAGAAGCTGCGCCTGGACGTGCTGACGCCGCCGATGGTCTCCATTATTCAGACTATGGACACGAAACCGATTGACTTCTATGACCAGTCTCTGCGTAATGTGTTCGTACCGACGGAGGCGCGGCGCCTGAACGCCCCTGGTGCACAGGGCTTGCGGCTACGTCGTTCTAAGCCGATTGCTGGAAAGGAGAGCACGCTGGAATGGGTCATGAATATTAAAAAGCAGTAAAAATTGAGTCCACGTAAGTAAACAACGATATTCAAAAAGAAAATGCCGTTGTCTACTCAGGAAGTAAAGAATCTTCTAAAGGAGGTGTTTCGCCTAGTTATTGCGCTAAATAAGGATGACCAGACACAGGCGCTTTCAGCGTTCTCGTCTATTCTTGATACGGCTCTAGTTGAGACTGACGAGTATGCTGATATGCCGCCGCTTGTGGCTGCGGTTAAGAAGGAGGCTCGATATGATATGCCGGATCTGGAGTCGGTGAATGAACATGTCACGCCGGCGAATTGGAAGCTGCCTACTGCGAGCGCTCAACCAGATGATGATGTTCGCCTCATTATTACCGAGACTGAACAGCCAAAGGAGGAACTGTCTGTGATTGACCCAGACGATGAAGGCGTTGAGGCTGTTGCTCTCAATGATGATGGTATTCCTGAGGAAGAGGAGGCTGGCGTTGAGGCTGTTGCTCTCAATGATGATGGTATTCCTGAGGAAGAGGAGGCTGGAGAGGAGCCTGGAGAGGAAGAGGAGGCTGAAGAGGAGGAGGAGGCTGGTGAGGAGGAGGAGGCGGAGGCTGGTGAGGAAGAGGATGTGGAAGAGGATGTGGAAGAAGAGGCAGTTGAGCTCGATCTCGAGCCCGTCCGCATTCGTAAGGTTATCTACTGGAAGGATGCCGCAACGGGTGACCTTTATCAGTATCTACCCGATGACGAAGTCGGTGATAAGGTCGGTTCCTACGTAAATGGTGTACCTATGTTCGAATAGTTTAGCGGTCTAAACAGATTGTGAGATTCCATTGTAATGTATGACATTGTGTACAGTATCACTGTACATGAAGCAGTAGACTGCTATTATGATATGATACGAAATTTATTCTATTTTAACAAGGGTATACGAATATTCGTAATTGTTCATTGTAATCCTTTTATGTATTCTGCACTAAAATCTAAACCTATACAACATGTTGCATTGAATCCTAATGCAACCAATAAAACCTATTTTACATACGACCTTCCAGAAGCGCACATCGATAATTATATGTACTGCTTCAACAATGGTATTCAGTGTAAATATTATATAACATATGCCTCCAATTGTATGTTTCATAAACAACTTGAGTTGTCTTTCATTGAACGTCTTTTTATAGAAGAACCTGAATATGAGGCGCAAAAATACCATACAGCAGAGCGTATGAGCAGATGGCCGTCGGTTAACTTTTTTTTGAGAAACACATACCTCATAAATCGTTTGAAAGAGCTTGGTATGGGTGAAATCTATCCGTATCAACATGAAGGGGTCGTATTTGAATCGTATATATATAAAGAGCTCGCTGATTTTCTCATTACTAATAATATTAAGAGTATGATTAAATATCCGTACGCCTGTTTTGAAGAATTACTGATTCCCACCGTCTATGTTAATATTAAGAAACAGGGACCGGTTAATATTTGCAGGCTGTTCTGGTGCCTTACACCAACTATAGAGGAGATTAAGCTGCTGGTTGAGCCGGCTGTTAAAACTATTGAGCGCAAATACGACAACGAGGTTCGCGTCTGGTTGCGTGAAATTACAAACTCATATGAGGGAACCGAGCTCTTTGAATTCGAGTTTCACGCGTAGTATATAAACCCCGACTACTATAGAACGATGGATTTTGTAAGTGGATTAACACAGACGCTCTGCAAACCACTCCTCTTGTACATTGTCTATGTGTGCGCGTTGATTCTCTATGACGTTACCCAGGGCGACGCGCGAGCGGTCCTTAAAAATACTATTTTTCTAGTATTCGGTTCACTTCTCATCTACGCGTTATGTAATGCCGGTTTTGAAACGGCTGCTTGGATTTTATTAGCCCTACCCCCATTCTTTTTTATCGCCATTCTAGCCATGCTTATCTTATCACAAATAATGAAAACGACGGTTGTGGATGAGTCCGGAACTAGTACAATAAGTAACTGGCGCTCCTGGTTTGGCGGTAAATCGCAAGAGGAGAGTGCTCTTGAGAACGTTGAACGCGACGTGGAGAAGGCGCTTGAAGCAACCGCCTCAACTTGCGCGGAACCTGTAAAAAATATACAGATGTGGAAAATGACTCCGATATCGGTACAATCGGTGGCGTGCCCCAGCTGCTCGGCGACATCGACTTCATCATGATTTAAAGAACGATAACTGTATAAGTTAAAATGAATACGGCGATTATATCATGGGCTACATGGTTGGCAAATAGCGTTATGGATACGTATACTAAAGTACGTTCTGTCTACGCGGATGTGTATCGACTGTATACGACAGAGCGTATGTGGTATATCGCCGACAACGGACAGTTCGCAGACTCCTCCTATATGGATGTTGAAGAAGGTAGTCGGTTTTGGTTATTCGATGGTTCCACTATTCTTGGGCAGGCGCACTCGATTAAAAAACGTCTAGAATACCTCAGCTGTGAAATGCGAATTGGCACTACGGTTGTAGCCATGGATGATTTTTTTGAAAATGTAAAATATGGTGGTGACGCCGTGCCGCCTTTCGCCGTTGTTATGGCTGCGTTCATGATTTCCGAGAAAAAATTCTATCCTTGGACGCGTGCACATTTTAAAGTGTTTTTGCGTGACGGCGAAGAGCGTGAATTTGATGGAAGCCCGTAAAAAACCTTGTGTAAAAATAAATGTCTTCTCTGGTTCGGTCACCATCGCAAGTTGATACGCGTACAAAGTTCTTACTGGCTATCGCGTCCACTGATATCTTCGAAGTTATGGGTCCTATATCCGCAATTATGTCCGAGTCTGCGTTTAATACCAACGTGTGCCCCGAGGGCGTGAGCAGCGGTAGCCTTCTGCGCGATTTAGGTAAATCTGTAACTACGATTGGCTCCGGTAGTCTTCACACACAGACCTTTCGCTTAGTTCAACAGCAGAATGGCGGCGGCTCGGAGGGTGTTAATCTAAATCAGCCCATATTCTATGTGCGCGTTTGGTCAGCAAATCCGGCGGCAAATCCAGTGACAGTCGCGCGCATTGGTTAGCCCCTCAGGTTTGTTTTTAACAATAGTTTAAGAAGTATTGTTAAAAACATAGGTTGCTTCGCTTATGAGTCGCGAGGCGCAGAGCCAAAGGTATACGTGTAGAGTCCGTTAGTGTAATCTTCTGAAACTTTGTTCGCAATAACTACGTAACCAGCAGTGAGTTGGTCGCCGTTACCTTGCTCGCTTTGTCCCTTGGTATAGACAAATGTAATCAAATCATTCTCGCCGCCAACTAAGCCAAGGCGTAACACCCTACCCATGTCAACAGTTGTTGATGTTATACCATTGAACTTGTCGCGCCCCGATGGGTTGTTCAGGATTGAGCATACTGATGCCAACTGCTCTACATCTTTCGCGAGATAGAGACTCTTTGAAACATTGATACAGTTGGCAAAAACTGACTGGAGGTTGGCTTCGGAGAAAATATATGGTCCGTAACCCCAATTGAAAATGAATTGAGGCTTGACCTCCAATGCGTTGGAGGTGCTACCCATCACCTGCGGCTCGACAGCGCCCTCAGGCTCGTCTTGGTTAATCTTGCTGGCAATACAGACGTAACCCACGCTATGAGCGTCATATCTAGGCTCACCTAAGCTACCAAGATTACCTGTACGCTTGATGAGGCGGAAAATTAATATATCGTTATCACCGCCGACAAGTCCAACACGAATCGTCTTGCCCAAATCAATTGATGATGTTTCATTTCCATTCATTTCTACAAAATTCTCTGTATGATTACCATCTAACGGAGTTAGTACGTTATTGGATAAGTCTACTATATCTCTAGCAAGATATAAACTGTCAGAAACCTTTGTTACGGATGAGAGGATTGATTCAAGCGTTGCTGCGGAAACAACTTTAGGTAAGTAACTTCCGTTATTCAAAAAGGGCTTTCTAGACCGGTTGTTAGGTGTCGTGCCAAGAATGCGGCAATACAGAGAAATACTATATGTAGTACCCATCTTGTTTCCCGTAACAACGTAGCAGACATTGGGGAAATGATTGGGACCGCCAGCGCTATCCTTATTACCCGAGCGCTTTACTAGGCGCATTGTTATAACATCATTGTCACCACCAGCGACGCCGATGCGAATCGTCTTACCCAAGTCAACCGCGGTGAATTCCTGATCGGCAAAGTAATAGGAATCGAGTCCATCCAATGTTGAAAGAACTGAGTCAAGGTCGGCGCGTGTCTTCGCAATGTAAAGAGAGTCGGAGACTTTGGCGAAGCCAGAAGACAAGAGTGAATCAATATCCGATTTTTGGAAGCAATAGGTATCGGAATCGAAGGTGGTTAGGAATTGCTGGTCGGGCTGCGCATAGAATGTTCTTCCAGCAGGGATCTTGACCGCCTTCGTTGCGTAGCGAACTAATGAAGTCATAGTATACTTAGAGAAAAGATTTTAAATTTGGACGCGTGCGTTACTTCAGCTAAGACGGGTTGGTCCACAGAACATGTAAAAGCCGCGCGCGCATTGGTTAGCCTGGTACAATTTTGTAAAGTAAAAATAAATGAGTTCCATGGTTCGGTCGCGTTCGCAAATCGATGTGCGTACAAGGTTCTTATTGGCGATTGATAACGTCCCTGTTAGAATTGTAACTGGTTCTGTTTCTGCTGTAATGACAGAGGCTGCATTTTCTAGCGCAACGACTGTAGATGACACAGTCGGAGCAGGATACTTGTTCCGTGATCTGGGTAAATCGATAACAACGGTTGGTTCTACCGGTCTTCACACCCAGGTATGGCGCTTGGTTCAAATTCAGCAAGGTGGTGGTTCAGAGGGTGTTTTTCCAAATTCAGCTACATTCTTTAGATGCTATATCCTCGTTTGGGCTGCGAACCCGGCTACTAACCCAGTTACAGTCGCGCGCTTCGGTTAAATATATTCATATATAGTAAAAAATGTCCGTATCACGTTCATTTTCCGCTGTTCAGTCGCGCACTGCGTTTTTTTTGGCAATTAGCACTACAGATTATTTTCGTCCCGAAGAAGATGCCGTCATTACCGACCTGATGCTCGATAGTGATTTTATAGAGCGGACACAAGGACCGCCTCCTGGTGCATCAAGTTCGGTCTATAAAGACCTCGGTAAGACCATCGTGACTACGACTGCTTCCGGCTTATCGTACGCAACCTATCGTCTCGTTCAGCGCCAACTCGGTGGTGGCTCAGAGGGCGTGCCTGCAACGGAGTACGACAACGGTGTGTTCTACATTCGCGCGTGGTCCGCTGACCCTGTGGCGAGCCCGGTCACAGTTGTACGCATCGGCTAATTACATACGCTGATTTACATTCGGTCTGTAGAGAACCTCCTTAATGTTGAGAGACTCATCGAGCAGCGCAAGGTCCTTAAGATCGCCGCAATCACCGTTCTGATTCCAGATCTTGATAATATGGAATCCCTTCTTTGGGCTGATGCTGACACCGATAATGCGGTTTTCGACAGGGCGCTTACTGATGAGGTCCAGAGTCGCCGCTGCCATGTAACGCTGATAGAGTTCACATGACATGCTCTGACCAACCTTGATACAGTAACTGCCACCACGAATGTTCATATGATTCTCCCAGAGAGGCGGGTGCGGGTCGCGCATAAAGAACCACATACCGTTGTTAAACTTCTCCGTGCCAATAAGCGCTACGGCTCCCCAAAGAGTCTTATAATTACTAAATGAAGCCACTTTCTTATACGAGTCTTCATTCCAATTCTGGTCCTGTGTATCATGATAGTACAGCGACCAAGGTCCTGTAGGAAAATCCTGCGGAACATCGGTTGTCATTGTTGTTTTTAATTTGTGGTTACGCTTAAAGTCCTGCTCAACTTTTTGCGTTTCCGCTGTGAGATTGCTTGGACGGGGCTGGGGCTAAAGCGAGCTTGATTTCGCCGAGTCCAGCGACCGAGTACTCGATGATGATAGGGTAGTCGTTCTTGAGGTAGATTGAGATGTCGGAGCAGAGGGACGTGCACTTGGTAAAGAGAACTAGATGTTTTAGAAGGAAATTGCCCTGGACAATTTCAGTGTGTGATTTGGATACGGACATGCCCTGACCGACTGAGAAAACCGTCTCCTGCTCGGCAAAGTCGCCGCGGCACTTCAAAATCAGCTGATTGGAGGCGCTTGTGATTTCGACTGTCTCACCGAGCGTGCCCATGTCACGGATGATTTTCTGGAAGTCCAGGGACGGCATCGTGATGATAGCCGAGAACTGTACCGGCGGAATCTCAATCGGATTGATATCCAGTTCGATGAGATTCAGATTGAAGGTCGTCTCCATCTGCTTCTCGCCGTTGAGGATAACGATACCCATCTTGGTGGTGTCGCGGCGCTCCATGAACATGACGAGTGAGTCGTTGTTTGACATGGTCTTAACGAGCTTGAACAGATTAATCATGTTGATGCCCAGGATATGCTTCTGGGGGCACTTGTACTCATCAAAGCGGTCGGCGTGCAACCTTAGGTGAACTAAAACGGTGTGGGTACCGTCCATCGCCATGATCTTGAGACCATTCTGGTCGATTTCGATATTGGCTTCCGTCAAAATCTCTTTTAGCGCCTCGCATAAAGTACGGATGGGGGCGGCTTTAACTGTACGAATCCGGAAGAGGTAGTCGCCGTTCGGGTCCATTTGTCTAAAAAGTGTTCTTAACGCGCGTTTAAGCACTGAAACAGAGCAAACGCACGTAGTTAAAAAAGCCGGAGGGGAGGGTGGTCCGAAGTTTACGCGCGGGTGTTCTTCGACTTGGTGGGGCTATTGTTCTTTGCCGTCTTGCGCCAACCCAGCATAGTGTAGAGTCCGTAGAGCGCCAGGGGCACAACGGCGGACTGCGCGTTCGCTACAAACGAACCCATAACAGCCGGGGCGAATCCGCCAACCTTGCGAGTCTTGCGGTTGCGTCTGCTGCCACCAGCCGGGCTGATATAAGACGTAGCCGCCATCGGCGGGCGGACCCAGCCGGGTACAGGCTCGCTGGAGATTGCCGGCGCATTGGATGAGGGTTGTAACGCGGACTGATTGAAATACTCGGCAGGGGAAAGGTAGCCGGCACCACGAGTACGTCTATTGCTTCTTCTTACCATCTCTATTTATAGGAGGGAAATGAATCTAAAGCAGTTTTTGTATTTGAAAATAGAATGTTTGCATCCTTTTTTCAAAAAGTTCTAAAAACATGTGGTTTGTGGAGAAAGGACGAGGAGTTGGTTTTACTTTATGAACCGAGTGGGCGAGCAAAAGATTATGAAATTATAACTGTACGGAATGAAAGCCATAATAAAACGGATACCACGCTGCCCACCATAAATCCGTTACCTGCACTCATCAGTGATTTCTCGACGAAATAAAAGAACGCCAGGGGCATGATTAAATACGACAGCAGTACATAAAAGAGCATTGTGCCGATAAACGCTTCGAATCCTTTCATTGTATATTATATGTATAGTTATTTATAGTTGGCATTTAAAACGGTGTACCGTTATATTTAACAATGACACCAATAATATATGTTTCTGGTGGTGCTCTAGGCGATTTAATCCACCAACTTTCAATTATTAATGAAATGTATATAGAAACACAAAGAAAGGGAGTTTTATACGTTAGAGAAATGCCTGAATTTTGTTTTGATTTAACTACTACATATAACGACACTTACAGCCTAATTTCTAAACAAGTATATATAGATAAGTATGCTATATGGCAGGGTCAGAACTATGATATAGATTTAAGTATTTGGTTTGCTTCTCCTTTACGTTTTAAGGCTAACTTTCAGAAAATATATAATTATGTATATAATATTGACTGGGCTATGAATCCATGGTTAACATGTGACACTACAAACCAGCGGTTCGAATCAAAAATTATCTTCTGTTGCTCCAGCCGCTGGTATAGATTTCCTGATAAAATTAACTTTAAAAAGTTCTTTGCTGATCTCGGTATAGAAAATATTGTGTTCGTTACTCAGACCATCAGTGAATACAATAATTTTTGTGAAACAACGGGTATAATTCTAGAGCTGTATATTCCACCTTCGATAGATGATTTTATTACCTGTGTTAACAGCTGCTCACTCTTTATAGGTAATTTGTCATCTCCTTTAACATATGCGTACGCATTGCATAAAAATAGAATCTGTCTTTTAAGTCGTCATTGTTTAGATAATATACATTTTATTGGCTTAACGTTGCCTCATAATGAATTATTGCTAGAGTATAACTAATTTGTCGTCTACGCAACCTCTTCAATCAAATCCGACTTGGGAAAACGAAAGCGCGGGTGCTCCTCGGAATTTTCAGCCTTTTCACCAACCGCTAAGAAGACACAGGGTGTCAGCGTCTTGGGTAACTTCAATAGCTTAGCAACCTCCGTTGAGCTAAAACCCTCCATAGGGCAACTGGCGATCTGCTCTTCGGCTGCGGCGGCTAGACCGAAACCCAGTGCAATATATGCTTGCTTAGCTGCCCATGTGGTTCTGTCTGGTAAATTTTTAAGAAATCCCATTAGCATGCCGCGCATAGACTCGGCGCCTGTCGCTGATAGATACTCTTCGGCGCGCGTTTCAAGATCCGAGCGGGCGCAGAAAATATAGAGTGTATCGCATTCTGCGACTTGAGGCTGATTATAACTAGCAGCCTTGATTTTCTCTTTCAGCTCCTTGTTCTTGACAGCATAGACCTTATAGGGCTGGAGTCCGAAGGAACTCGGCGCGTTTATAATAGCTTTCGTAACGTTAGTTGAATCGACGGATCCACCAGTAAAATGCTTCTCGGCGCGCCGCCACTCAAGATTCTCAAGGAAAGATTGTGAACCACCCATTATAGTGTAAACTTAGCGGGGGCGGCTTTAGATTGGATTTCTTCTAAAAATTGACATGAGGGTGGGGACTTGGGGTTTTAGCAACAAGTAATAAAATGACCGACGTTTCTGCCTACAAGAAGCATACGCACAGGGAGCACATTCTGGAGCTGCCCGACACCTATATTGGCTCGATTGATACTCACGAGGAGGACCGATGGATTTGGGATGAGGCGGCTGGGCGCATGGCATGGTCGCACGTTCAGTTCTGTCCTGGTTTCTACAAGCTGTTTGACGAGGTTCTGGTGAACGCACTGGACCACCGTGTTCGCCTTCTAACGACTGCGGCTGGTGCAGCCGATGTGGTGCCCGTTAAGAACATCTGGATTACGCTTGAGCCTACGCGTATTACGGTGCGCAACGATGGTGACGGCATTCCTGTCGGCGTCCACCCCGAGTACAAGATGCACGTTCCTGAGATGATTTTCGGTAACCTGTTGACTTCTTCCAACTACAACAAGGAGGAGGAGAAGACGGTCGGTGGCAAGAACGGTTACGGCGCTAAGCTGGCTAACATCTTCTCGTCTGAGTTCCGTGTCGAGACGGTGGACCACCGCGCGGGCAAGAAGTACAAGCAGACGTGGGCTAAGAACATGACGTCGGTCTCCAAGCCGTCCGTCACGGCTGGTAACGCGAAGCCCTATACGGAGATTTCGTACGTTCCGGACCTGTCACGCTTTCACTGGCTCCTTCCTGCTGTCACGGAAATTCCCACCGACATGCTTGCCGTGATGCGGACTCGCGTCATGGACGCGGCTGCGTGCGCGGGCAAGGAGTGCAAGGTTCATCTGAATGGCAAGCTTATCGCCGTCAATACGTTTCAGAAGTACGTCGCGCTCTACCTCAATGAGGACGAGCGCAAGTCTGTGGATTCTGAGGGCGAAAAGAAGAAGCTGCTCGCGTATGAGAAGGTGGGTGAGCGCTGGGAGGTGGCTGCTGTTCTGACCCGTTGTCTTCACGGCGAGGTCGTGCCCGATGAGCGTCACATCTCCTTCGTAAATGGCATCGCGACGCGTCGTGGCGGCAAGCACGTGGACTACGTTGTGAAGTCGGTGCTGGGTGACTTCTGCGAGTACGCTAAGAAGAAGAAGCTCGACGTCACGCCGGCTATGCTGAAGGACTCTGTTGTCTTCTTCATTAACTCCACCATCGTAAATCCGTCGTTCGACACGCAGACCAAGGAGACCCTCACGACTCCGCTTACGAAGTGGGGCTCTAAGCCTGAAATCAGCGCCAAGTTCTGCGACGGACTGGTTAAGATTGGTCTTCTGGATGAGGCGCGAGCGGCACTTGATGCGAAGAACGCTCGTGACAATAAGAAGACCGATGGCAAGAAGCGCTCCTCTGTTCGTGGTATTCCCAAGCTGGAGGACGCCACGTGGGCAGGTACCGCAAAGTCAGGTGAGTGTACGCTCATTCTGACGGAGGGTGATTCGGCTGCTACGACTGCCATCTCGGGTCTTAAGGTTGTGGGGCGTGAGCGTTTCGGTGTCTTTCCTCTACGAGGCAAGCTGTTGAACGTCAAGGATATCAGCTCGGTCAAGAAGACGGCAAACGCCGAGCTGACGCATATTAAGCAGATTCTTGGTCTCGTTCACGCAAAGGTCTACAACGATGTTAAGCAGCTGCGCTACGGTCGCATCATGATTATGACCGATCAGGATGTGGATGGGTCGCACATCAAGGGACTGCTCATCAATCTGTTTCACACGGATTGGCCGTCGCTGCTTCACCTGGATTTCATCTGCTGTATGATGACCCCGCTGCTCAAGGCAACCAAGGGCTCGAAGACTCTGTGTTTCTACTCTGAGCCCGAGTTTGAGACCTGGCGTGACGCGCAGGAGGATGGTTCGCGCGGCTACAAGGTGAAGTACTACAAGGGATTGGGCACGTCTACGGCTGTGGAGGCTCGCGAGTACTTTGCGCAGATGAACACGCTGGACTTTGAGTGGGATGCTACGGCAGACCAGAACATCGACCTCGCGTTTTCCAAGAAGCGCGCCGATGACCGTAAGACGTGGCTCACGTCGTATGACAGGAAGCGACAGCTCGTGGTCAAGCCTGGTGGGTCGCGAGTGGGATATTCGCGGTTCATCAACGATGAACTCATCCACTTCTCATCCGCCGACAATATTAGGTCTCTGCCGTCAGTTCTCGATGGTCTCAAGCCGTCGCAGCGCAAGATTCTCTGGGCATGCCTGAAGCGCAATCTGGTGTCCGAAATCAAGGTGGCGCAGCTCGCGGGCTACGTTTCTGAGACGGCAGCGTATCACCACGGTGAGGCTTCTCTGACCTCAACCATTGTGGGTATGGCGCAGAACTTCGTTGGCTCGAACAATATTAATTTGCTCTATCCTGGTGGTCAGTTTGGCTCACGGCTGCGTGGTGGTCAGGACTCGGCAAGCCCGAGGTATATCCACACGCATCTGGAGTCTATTACCAGGGCAATCTTCAAGAAGGACGATGACGGAATCCTGAAGCAGCTTGATGATGACGGGCAGCTCGTTGAGCCTGAGGTCTACTATCCGGTGCTGCCTATGATTCTTGTCAACGGCTGTGTAGGTATCGGCACGGGTTTCAGCACGGACATTCCGCAGCACAATCCGCTGGACCTCGTTGCGGCTCTGCGGCAGCGCCTGGCTGGTTCCGTTTCGACGCTTGCGAACGTAAAGCTCAAGCCCTGGTGGAACGGATTCCGTGGACAGGTTGTTGCGGCAGCAGACGGCAAGGGCTGGACTGTCAAGGGTCAGTACACTTTCGCCGACGATGAGGCGGCACACGTCCACGTGACGGAGCTGCCTGTTGGCACGTGGACTCAGGACTACAAGGAGTTTCTGGAGGATTTCATCAGCGATGACAGCGGCAAGGACAAGAAGCCGCTGCGCGATGTGGAGAACAACAACAACGACTTGGATGTTAACTTCACGCTCAAGATGGACCCTGATGCGTACCATGAGGCGCGGGCGTACGCCGAGGAGTTCGAGAAGCGCTATCGTCTCAACTCCGCCGTCCGTATCTCCAATATGGTGGCGTTTGATTCCACCGGTAAGATTCGTCGCTACGAGAATGCCGGTGCTATCATGGAGGACTTCTACGGGGCGCGGCTGGACGCATATGAGCGGCGCAAGACCTCTGAGCTGCAGCGCATGGATGCCGAGCTGCTCGAGCTGCGTGCGCGACTCAAGTTCATTGAGGCGATTCTCAATGGAGCGCTCGTCGTGGCGAACCAGGAGGACAGCGTTCTGCTGGCGGGACTCAAGGGGCTGGCGCTGCCGCCGATTTCTGCGCCGGACTTTGTGGATGACCTCAAGGCGTATGAGTATCTGCTCCGTATCCGCATTGACCGCATCAAGGCGACGGCGGTTGAGGAGCTGCGTGAGCAGGTGGCAAAGCAGAAGGAGGAGCGCGATGTGTTGGCGTCAAAGTCAGCGGAGACGCTGTGGCTAACGGACCTGGAGTCCTTCATGGTGTCGTATGATGCGTTCTGCGCGAAGAAGGTGGCTATCGCAGCTGAGGCGCAGAAGACGCAGGGTCCGGCGAAGAAGAAGGTGGTCAAGAAGTAAATGCTTAATTTGTAAATCCCTGGTTAGCTCCAATATATATAATAAAACATATAATATACCCGATTTTTAGTTTAAACTTAAAGCGTTTGTTTGTGTAATAAATACATATGAAAATTTTAATCGAAGTCGGTGCTTTTGATGGACATGATAGTTTAAGATATCATGAAAACGGCTATCGTGTATATACTTTTGAGCCAAAAAAAGATTTGTTTCAAGCTCTTGTTGATAAAACAAAACATCTAACAAACTATACAGTAATACCTAAAGCAGTATCATTAGAAAATGGAGAAACAATATTTAATATATGTAAAGATGGTGGTGCAAGTTCTATTCTTCCTTTTAGACCTGATAGTGAATTAAATCTGACTTGGTCGGAAAAACGTACCGATATCCACTTTTCAGGCATCTCCTATAATGTTCAAACTACACGTCTTGATACATTTATAGAAGAAAATGGGCTACAAGATACAATTATTGATTTTATACATATAGATGCTCAAGGTGTTGATTTAGATTGTCTAAAAAGCCTTGGATTATATATTAGAAATGTACTAGCATGTGTAGTTGAAACTGTTAAAGATGTAAATAAAAGTATTTATATTGGTCAAGAAGATAATACCTTAGATAATGTTACAATTTTTTTATCGAATAATGGCTTTAAAATAACTTCTGTTCAAAATAATGATATGACTGATTGTGAATATAATGTATTTTTTGAAAAAATATAGTATCTTTCACTTTATCTACGTAGAGGCGGCGTCTTCTTATAACTCATCGCGAGCCAGTATGTCTTCTTAAGGATGGGGACCAGTGGCTGTGGTGGGCAGACAGGCTTGTCACTATAGACAAGCATATCTTCGGCAGGTAGCGTAATTAGTTCGACATGAAAGTTGCTGGGCAGGTCGCGTAGGAAGGCGTTCGCTGTAGATATTGTCATTTTCAGCGTAAAGTAGTCGTACGTGGTGGTCTCTTCATGTAGAACATAGGCGATGTCCTTGTGATAACCGAGACGGTAGAGTTTTTCTCTGTTCATCAGTGTAACATACGGTCGTGTGCCTTTTGGGCTAGCTACAACAATATGTAGTAGAGTCATTTTGATGATTTGCTCATTGTGGTTTGGCGCACTCAATTTTACTGAAAAAGTTTTTGTTTTGTTTTTATTTTGTTTTGTCGAGGCGCTGCTTTACGCCGAATCGTATCCACGGTCCTCGCTAAGGAAGCGGTCGAGCTGGTTCTGACGGCAGCGGATGGTGTCGACTTCGAGAAGCGTTGCTGGGTGCCAGCGCAGGAAGCCGCGCAGGGGGTGCCGCTCGCACTGACCGATCCGCACCAGTAGCCCGACGGGCTTTGGCTCAGCGGGTGCTGGAGCAGGGTTGATGGATTCACCGCGCTCGAGCATCTCGAAGGTCTCGCGCAGGACCCAGAGCGCGTGACACTCGTCGTCAAAGGCGGGGATGTCCAGAGAAGAGGAGGAGGAGCGGTCATCCTCATCCGACATGTCGTCCTCCTCCTCGTCCTCCTCGTCCTCGTTGCTGGGCTGTGCTACACGCTCGTGCTCGGTCGGTGCATGACGGCAGTAGGGGCACGACTCATTCGTCATCAACCAGCGCGCTACGCAGCCCAGGTGGAACTGGTGACCGCAGCTCAGGGTCGCGGAGCCCGTCGATGCCGCGATGGCGTCAAAGCAGATACTGCAGTCCATTTCTTTGATGGATTATAGCATTGGGTCTGAGATAGTGTTAGAGGGGTTGAGTGATTTCAATTTTTTTCAGATTTCAACCAACTGCGAATATCCTTGTTGGTCTTGAGCGCCCGTATCTCCTTCTTAGTAAACAGACCTGCACCCGTGTGCTCATCCTGTTTCAACATTGGTGTATGGTTGCCGTTTATCGTACCCATCCAGTACGTGGACCTTCCTATTTCATAGGGACCGGAGTCAATCGTATAGTGTATTGTTTCGAGAAATCCGGTCTCTTCTTTGACTTCGCGCGTCGCGGTCTCCAATAGATTTATGTCATGGGGCTCGGCGTGACCTTTGGTGAATGACCATTTACCGGTGAACCGGCTCTGAACCAGAAGATAGCGGTCGGCTGACTGTAGAATTACACCAGCACGTACCTCTTCTGTAGTACAATTATTCATTAACCCCATAAGAATTAAAGATAGCATTCCAATTGGCATCTTTAATTCTTATTGTATATTATTCAATTTTAGCATAATTAGAAAAAGTTTGGCATCGGCTTGGACTTGGTGCCAGATTGACTTATATTTACGGGGTGTGACATCGGCACCGGCATGTTTGACGCATCGTGTAAATAGGTCTGGTACATAGAAACTTCACTAACTATCTTCGGTGCGCACCACTTAGCGACGTGATTATTTAGATCCTGAATCTGCTCCTTAATTCTTGTAGGCTGATTCTTGCCGTAGGTTAAATACATGGAACGCATCACGATTAATAGTTCGTCGGTTGACTGGGGGTCTATGAGGTATTTGCCGTTTGAGTCGTCGTATACGGTCTTGCGTACAAGGTTTTGTACGATTTGGACATTTTCGGGTGAAAAAAATGTTTGGTTAAGCGCGTTCGGCTCCCAGTTGCCGCGAATCATGTCGGCTTTCGCAGCAGTGTCTCCGGTAGTTCTCCATCCGAACCCTGGCAGCGCGGCTGTTCCGGCACCGGGACTTTGCTCAAAGTTAACACGTCCGTTGTTGAGAGACATGTCTATCCTACTCTTCTGCTGCGTTTTCTACGGATTTGGTGGCGCGTTTAATTTTCGCATGCGCTAGTATAGAAGATGTCCTCAGTTACACGTGGTCTTAAGAATACAGAGCAGGGTAATGCGTACTTTATCAATATAACAAATGTGACTCGGTACCAACTTCGTGATGAGACGGGCTTACCTTACACAAGCACTAATAACTATCCAAAAGGTGTTGGTCCTGGTCCCTGGGCGGCGGGTGAACTCGTGTTGCGCGATCTCGGCAAGACCATCCGTATTCCTGGAAACGGAGACCAGACCACGTCGGCGGGGAACAATCAGCGTGTTTTGCGTAAGGTCCAGCGCCTTGACGTTAATGCGATGACAGTACTACCTACCAACTTTGTTGGACTCAATGAAGGCGTTGGTGGTAGTTCTGGTGATGGTGCAGCTGGGTTTGAGACATTTTACATTGAACTCAATGCTGGACCCAATTCAACGGGTGGCGGTGAGACCGGATCACCAGCGCGTTGGGCTCGTCTGGCTATGTAATTTGACAGAGTTTTATATTTTAAGGTCTTGGTCTTTTTGACTTGACCTGAAAAAATAAGGCGCGCTTAATAGAGAGACTAAAATGGCGTTTTCCCCGGAGACCATGAAAGTTTTAGAGAACGTCTATTGGGTTGTTAGCGTCTTCATGCTCGGTATCGGTGTCTACATTATCTGGAAGCAGGGTAAGCAGGTTGAGTCTATTCTGCTTACAATCATCGGTTTTACCGCGATATTTTACTACTGGATAAAATGGTTCAAGATTAAGTCCAAGGATGACATCTGGCCTCCTTACGTAAGTCCTTGCCCCGACTATTTGACGCTGGTGGCGCCGCAGACCACGGGTGGCACGGAGGCAGTGTGCATGGACTTTGTTGGTGTAAGCCGTCAGCCGCTAGTATTCAAGAAGGCGAAAGCGAACCAGATTCCTCAGGCGAGCGACGCCGACTTCGCTGACTTTGTCTTCAAGTTGGACAAACGCACAGGGGGCATGACTCCCGACGATTTCAACAAGTCCGTCTGCCTCATGGTACAGTCCAAGGGTCTGAGCTGGTCTGGTGTTTGCGAATAGGCTTTGTATACTTTTTACTCTTAAACTGAAACGTTAAGAATATAAAGAACACGGACAGAAATTTGGTTAATGGATAGCCAGATCCACCAGGAGTTTTATAACACGATACTTGAATGGGCTAGACAGCCGGCGCCTAGGTCGCCGCCTGCTGTATTTCTATACGGTCCACCTGGTATCGGAAAAACAACGCTGGCTCATCGTGCTTTAGAAGATGCCGGTCTACGTGTAGTCGAATGGAATGCGTCACAACACAGACACAAAGCTGCAGTATCTGAGGCGTTGGAGCCACTTCTTCAGAGTTCAAATATCACTGACTATTTTCATGAAAAGGGTCACCGGTCTTTGGGTATAGTGCTTGACGAAATCGATGGTATGTCTGTGGGTGATAAAGGTGGTCTATCTGAGTTGCTGCGACTCGTCAAAGAATATAATGGCTCGAACGCTATCGTCTGTATCAGTAACGAGTGGCAGGAGAAGCGCTACGCGGGCTTTCTGCGTTGGTGCAAGGCACTTCAAATCTGTGTTCCGACGCCTAACGACATCATGCCGATTATATTAAGCACTCTTGGTGCTGATAAGGTTGAAATAGAGGAGGCGAAGGTCTTAGCGAATGAATTGCAGCGGACTCATAGTGGAGACTTGCGTAAAATTATGCAATCACTACACGAAATGGCTCCCGAATTCAAACGCGGTCGTATGTCGTTGACTGAGATGCGTGAAATTCTGCGCGACGGACCCGTGGAGCGTTCTTCGCTGGGGACTAACCGAGTGCGTCGCTCGGAGACAATTAAGACGGCTCTAAACAATCTTTTAACGGGTAATATGGACACGTACGCGGAGATTCCCTTGAATAATAACGACCTTAACTTGGCTGGACTTCATCTCCACGAATCGCTTCCCAAGTGGTTGAACAAGAATGAGAAGGACACTCGGCGGGCGTTTCAAGTCTATTCGGAACTCATGAATCCTATTACTACGTCAGACAGACTCGATTACTATACATTTTTCTATCAGCACTGGTCTCTATTCTCGCTAACATATCAGGTAAAACTTCAATCTGTCAATATACGTTTATTTGAAGGAGACGACCCTCTTATCGTGCGTGATAACGATACATCTGTAAAATGGACCGATTCCGATGTAGCCTATACAGCGGTCTTGTCTAAACAATCGTGGCTGTACAATCAGTTTCGGTACCTATGTGAGATGCGTGAAATCATACAAAAAGAATATCCATTATATGATGGTGGAATAGAGGGTGTTTTTTGGATTGGTGGCTTAGCGCTGCGCAATCGCCGGCTGGGTGGGGTGGCGAGTGTTGGTGCGGGGGCGGATCCTTCGCGTTTTGAACGCTGCTTGAAAGCGCTTGAGCTACCAAAACCGGTGGCGATGCCGTTTGAATAAAATTGATATTCGGCTTGCTGGATTGTAGACGGGCTAAAATGGATTGGGACGAGTCGCGTATGGCGGAGCCATCTCTGCTCAAGTATAATGTACATACGCCATTGCAGTCGCTGTCAGTAGACAAGATAAAGCAGCTTTCAGCGGCGACTGCTCTTCCTGTCGGGCTTATGCTATTCAATCTTCACGGAGATATGAATATTGGGATGTCAATCAGAACAGCCGTGATTCTCGGATGCTCTGATGTATGGGTTGTTGGGCGGCGACGTTATGACCGACGTTCGGTCGTGGGAGCGGTACACTATATCAATATTCATCGTTTTCCTACGGTTCAGCCCTCCTACTTTGCTGAGAACCGGCTGATTCCGATTGTGATTGAGCAGGGCGGACAGGCGCTCGAAGAGTTCTCATTCAAGTCTATGCTGCCTGGGCACATTGAGCCTGGTTGGCGCGTAGTATTTATCGTAGGTTCAGAGTCCTTTGGACTACCTGCTTCGTTTATGAAGGCTCTTGCTGCGCCTATTGTGACGATTAGCCAATACGGTGTAATTCGTTCCCTCAATGTAAGCGCGGCAACAAGCATTGTCTTATACGAATATAGTAGGCAGTGGCGCGCGTCAAGGGCGGTTTAAAAAATTGAAGCATTCATACATGATTTTTATATGTGTAGTAAAATGCCTACAACCTATAATATGTCGCGAAGCCATGCTCGGTGGACTAATAGCGAATGCGTAAAAATGCTTATATCGATTAAGAGGGGGCAGTCGCTTAGTGAGATTGCTATCGAACATGGACGAACAAGGGGTGCTATTACCGAGAGACTAAAGTTGATTGCTGTCGACTATTATGATGAGGAGTTTAGCATCAAGGACATTAGAAAGTACACTGGTCTGACTGTGAACCAAATCAAAACGGCTGTCATTACGGTCTATACCAAGAAGCACGTTACGGCGTTTATTAACGCTAAATTTTGTAACCAGATTCATTAAGCCTTTAATTCTGACTGATAGACAAGATGGTGTACATGCAATGGGTTCTTTCGCCCAATACGATAGGCGCGACCGATAATCTGTTTTTCCATTTCGCTAGTCATCTTGTGAAATAAAAAAACATCGGTAGCACTGATGATATTTAATCCGGCGCCGACGTGGCGCGAATTGAGAAACAGGACGCGGAAACTACCTTCATCGAACGCTGAAAGTATATTAGAGATGCGTGCGGTGGACCCATTAATGGCTGAGAATTTAATATCACGGCGGTTCATCTCATTTTCTAATTGATTAAAGGAGGCGTCAAATTCACTGAAGAGCAGAATTTTGGCTTTCGGATTTGCTTCAACAAATTGTAGAAATTCTTCCAATTTTGTTTTTGGACCATCGGTCGGCTGAACAATTACATTTGCGGACTTATTTACTACGTGTAGTTGTGATACACTTGTTATACCTCCGCGGCAGAGAGGGCAGACTGGCTGCCTCTTTAAAGACTCGCAAAGGCACGAAAAGCAGAAGACGTTCTTACAGCAGGGTGTTAGAGTGGGTGTCTCTAGGTCCGAATAACAGATGGGACAATTTGTAGTCTCAATTTCACCCATACGCTTCTCAATTGTCTCAATGCGTGCTTCTAGCGACTGAATTTTCAGTTCCTGGGTCTCAAGTGATTTCTGTTTTGCTGCTTCGCTAGAATACTCCAACGTTTTGTTGAATGCGAGTTTACGACGCTGCTGCTCGAGGTCTTTTCGCAGAGTCATAGTAAGTGACTCAATTATTGAAGTGGGACTCTCATCATGTACTCCTAAAGCCTGGAGAGCACCACGGGTATCTCCCGCGTGCAATAAATCCATAATTTCGTTTGGTATTAATGATTCAAGGATGCGCAAATTCGCAGGGCTGCGGCATAGAATTTGCTTGTGGACTATGGGGGGCATAGTAAAACTAAAATCTATATAGTTGTCGGAATTGCGCAGAACGACGCGCCAGGATTGAAGGTCCGAATTTTTATGGATATCCGTTTGTCCAATTAAATTTTTGAGAAAATTTGCGTTCGTTGATATTCCACTTACATGAAGAATCGGTCCGCTCACGTTAGTTATAATTACATTTAGTGCCGGATCCTGCTCATCCGGTGGTAAATGATAGTACGGATGTGCTAAATTGTGCGAAATTCCTGTCGGAAATGCTATATTAAGATAGGATGCCGTTATTAACCATATAAAATTTGCTGTGAGCTGCATCCGAATTCCGGCTTGAATTGTGTCTGCCTCATCGATAAAAATGCGCGACCAGTGAAATTTTTCTGGAGCCTGATTATACTCAAAATCCTTGTACATCGTCGATGATACAAATACGGCGTCCACAGCGTTAAAAAATGTACTAAGTGTCTTATCACAAACCTCCTTCTTACGCCTACAAAAAATTACGTTTAGCGTTGTCTGCTCAGTAATGTAGGCTTCCCATTGTCCCATAATGCTATGCGGTACTATAAACAGCGCTGCCTTGATGCGTGTCTTTGATGGCTCTGGTATATGATATTTAATCATAGATAAATTGTTATTTCTATAATTTGTTATAATTTCCCGCTCCTCTGGTGCCGGCTGTTTGACTAGACTCAATGCCACCAACGACTTTCCAGAGCCGACGCGGTCGGCAATTATACCATAATTTGTGTACAATTTTTTATGCTCACCGCACTGTAGTCCGTCAAATTTTGTCTTCTCCAAGTTTAGCGCAGCCTGTAGAATTGTCTTTTGATGCGGATATAGCTTGGCTTTGATTCCTAACGGTTGGTTTGGAAATCTCGACGCATCCTCACCCAATTCATTTTGAAAAACTCCCTTAAAATATGACCAATACCGACGGTTGCGGTCCAACACAGTCGGTAGCACACTCATATATCCATAATATCATGTCTGCTTTTAAATAGTTGCGCGAATTTCTGATAGCAAATAACCCATTCGATTCTGTCCTTTGCCAGTACGCCCTGTGCCCCAGTACGAATCCCATGCCGAGCGCTCTTTCAGCTCAGCTGCACCGGTGCTTTTCAGGAGCGCGGCTAGCGTTGGATTCTGTTCGAATTTGGCTTTCAATGCTTTCAGCATGATGGATTCGCGGACCTCATTCCAATCAGTGCGGAAGGAGGGGCTGCGTGTCTTACCCAGACGCTTTGCTGCGGCTGGGCTGGGCGCCGTGCGAATTTTCTCGAAAAGGGTCTCGTCACCTGGAAATTTCTGCGAATGGAAGTAATGCTCGACTGTTGCCCAATTGTGGTTGTCGAGTACGAATTGTGCTGGATGAAAATTGCTAAATTCGCTGTATTGTGGCGACTTTGAATTAAATTCGATGGCGGTCATCTGCTGCCTCTTTACGAATTTTACTAAAATTCAATTTTATGTAGAGTATTTAAAAGGGGGCTATCTATTATTAACTAAATATGTCACGCCCTTTCGTATCGGTCTTGACACCTACATATAATAGAAGACGATTTATTCCGCATCTTATTGAATGTTTTAAAGCACAGGACTATCCGCAAAATAAGATTGAGTGGATTATCTTGGACGACGGCACGGACAAGGTCGGCGACCTTTTTGAAAAGTCTGGACTCAAGAATGTGCGTTATTACGCAGAAGACATTAAGCTCAATATTGGCGCGAAGCGCAACAAGCTAAACGTATTGGCGAAGGGTGACATCGTGGTTTGTATGGACGATGATGACTATTACCCGCCGGATCGCATTAAGCATGTTGTGTACAAATTGGGACAGAAGCCAGACTTTAAGATTTGCGGCTCCTCTCAGCTGTATATGTATTACAGCGATAATAAGCAAATCTATTGCATAGGACCATATAATCAGAATCATGCGACGAATGGAACTATGGGTTACAGGCGCTCGTATTTCGATAATCACAAATACGATGAACATGTGACGCATGCTGAGGAGACCTCATTTTTGAACGGCTACAAGGAGCCGATGATTCAGCTTGACCCACACAAGGTCATGCTGGTGATGTCTCACAGTGAGAATACATTTGATAAGAAAAAGTTACGTGAGGCGACGAATCCTATGTTCAAGCTGACTACGATGAAGATTAAGGACTTTATTAAGGATCCGGCGCTGCGGGAGTTCTACGCCTCGGCTTAGCCGCCGCTTCTTCCGGCGCTGCGGGAGTTCTACGCCTCGGCTTAGCCGCCGCTTCTTCCGGCGCTGCGTTTAATTATTGCGCCACAAGCCGGCTTCCGGCAAATTTTTCTCTCATGCTACTGTATAAAACATGTCGTCTACTCAGCGTGGTTATGCGCAGATTACGTCGAAAACCCTCGTCAGCACGGCTGCAGTAAAGCTGTTCACGCTCGCCCAAGTTGTAGGTGAGCTGGATGTCGCGGTTGAGGTTAGCCCTACGAACTACAGCGCCACGCAGACAAATGTCCTCTATGCTGCCGCACAGCTCAACGGGCTCACGCCGTCCGCTGTGCTTTCAGCGAATGAAACTCTGCGCGACATGGGCAAGACCCTTACGGTTACGGCGTCCGACACTGGCGCTCAATTAGTTTTACAGCTCGTTCAGCGGACAAAGGCGAACGCCACAGGAGGACAGGTCGGGTATGTCGTTGTTAAGAACGATGTCTCGACGGTCTTTGTAATCGCTACGCGCTCGTAAATAATCTAAATATAAAGTTATATTCTGATTATTCTTCTGTTTATTTGGTTTCATGGTGAATCCACTCCTGTGTATTTCCCATATGTTCATCTTTCTTATAGGTTAACCAACCGAGTAAAAACTGTACCCACGGCTTTGTGAAGAATCCTGGTACAAATGGTATAAATCCATAGTATTTGGGCTGCTTACCCTGCCAATACCATCTGTATAAGAGAACGTACGGTACAACAACAAAACCAAAAAGGAACCCGTAAATTGCATACAGAACTTTGAACGGCGTTGACTTGTACATGTTCAGATTAACTGCCATACTCGAGCCAATACATGCAAAGAAAAGGAGCAATCCTAATACAATATACGTAACTGACCTATTGGCGGCGTTCGATAAGAGACGTGAGACGCTGAATTCATCTTTTCTGGCGTCGCTCTGAAATTTTTCAACTTTGGCGGCTTCGGCACGCGCCTCAGCGCCGGCGACTGGCGCACCAGGCTTCTCCTCAAAATCTAACTCGAAATTTCTTCTAATTTTTTGCTCAGCAAGTCCGAAATTCTTATCTAATACATCTTTAATCTCAGGATCATTTAGTAAAGGTTTCAATTCCTCATTTAATTCATTAAAATAGGCAGAATAAATCTCTGAGCGTGAATAGATATTTGTTTCCAAAAATTTCTCACATCTAGTAATGCCATCGTCAAGTATTTTCTTTGCTTTCTCAGGTAGATTGTTTACATCATGCCGCAATTGTTTCGCTGTTTTTAAATTCTGCTGCGTAGTAAATCGAACGCCAGTTGCTTCAGGATAGGTTCCTGGTGAATAGGATGCGCGGGCAAGAGCTATATATTTATCGGCATTAAATATATCATCCCACTTGTCTTTGATATCATCTTTAACAAGTGTGACCGTATTTGGATCATCTAAATACTTTGTAAAATCGTCAAGTAGTTTTAATAATAGGTCTGCATCCGCCTTGTTGATTTGTTTTTTTGACTGCCCTGTTACGAGTTTATTTCGTTCGTCTATAATTAATGTTTTATAGATTCGTATCTGCTCTTTGGCTTCGCGCTGTTGCTCTCTCAATTTCTTTTCGGCAACAGGATCCTCTGTCGCCTTATTCACTGATGAAAACGCTCTTGTCGCTAGAAAGGACATCCCCTACCGCTTGAAATCAAATTTATGATTGAGAATAAACGTTTTCTGCCGGGATTAAATCGCAAAACGCATACCACCCAAGCCACTCTGTATCTCCAAGAAGTTGAGCGACTCTACGTAGACTGAAAATGCGTAGCTGTAGTTCGCGTCTGCCGGTAAAGGCTCGACATCCACCTCTAAATCTATCTTTGTAATGCGACTTGTGTTGATTGTTCCGCTGGGCTGTGTACTAGAAGACCCGTTGAGTGCAAATGAGTACATATAGAGTGGATAGAACGATAGTGGCTGTACGACACCGCTCAAAAGATACGGATAGCTGTTTCCAACACACGACTTGAATGGTACAATGTCTGAAAAATAGTTCGCGCGCTTCTCTTCGAAGATTTCATTACCGCCGCATAAAATGCGGGCGGCGCGCAGAATGTAGCGCTGGGTGCCCGCTATAAAGCCGCCACTTGCTGGAATAGAACCACCGGGCAAGTAGTGAGGTAGCAGTTGCTGTATATAGGGATTGGCGTAGGGGCGCTTCTGTGGATCTGTGTATTTCCAATTTGTCAAATTTGTATAGTCATTCCTATACCACCAGTCCGAGCGACGCGCAAGCCACACTGCTCGCGTAACTAACGAATGTGCGTCCAATTGTAGCTGCTGTCGTGCCAATATGTTGGGAAACTGAAATTCCTGTACCTGTCTCACCAGGTATTCCAACTTTTTGGATGCGAAGAGTTTACGCTCAGCGTCGGTTAAATAGATGTAGGTACATTGTAGTCGCGGATTCATTGGAAACCCATCTGACTGCGGTATACTGTATCCGATATCTGTGTAAAAGTTGCGGGGCGTCCCAGATATATCGACATAGGTCTGATAGTTGTTATTGAGGGCTTCAGGTAGTGGACCGTAGGCTGCCGGATAGGAATTTGCATATATCATTGTTCCCGTCGCCGAGTCGAGACGATACCCTGCTTGAACGCGCACGCCACTCGGATCCAAAATTGTATAGATTTGACGCAACGGTCTGAGTTGAATCTGAACCTCCACGTCGTGGTATTGTAGTCCAATTAAAGGGAGCGCCAGTCCCGGGGAATCTGAAAAGAAGAATCCTAGTGGAATATTGACTTCGCGTGCCGGTATGCTAGGGACATTGAGTTGTGTTGTAATATTGGGAAACGGAACGACATTTGGATATCCTGTCCGCGGGTCAGCATATGCACCGGATGCGGGCGCATACATCTCAGGAACATCACCGATAAGATTCGACCATTTCTCAAAACTGTCTAACGTACAATCCAACTGGAATTTTGCAGCCAGCCAGTCGCTCGAGTATTCCTGGACCTTCGACCCACCAATATACAGACCCACACGGTCAATCATACGGAGACCAACTTGGCGAACCCATGCGAACTCGTGCGAAACACGCCCTGTCCATATTTTGTTGTAGATTGCTGGCAGTTCCAGGGTCAGATACATGTCAGACAAGAGGTCGCCGTGACGTGGTATTTTAGCACGTAACTGAATGGGCGCGTCAAGAAGAAGTTCATTGGCACCATCCAAGGGTACCGTAATATTTTCCTGGCTGAAATGTGTATGACGCACAAACGCCTTGTAAAAATAGGTCATTTGTGGATTTCCATTAATAACCTGGTTCATGTTTCCATATGCCACTAAGGGTAGTAAACCACCGGGCATTCTCCTATCGTCCACGTTGAACTTAGTTTTAAGTCGCGCTTAGAGTAGAATGAATTCTCCGGTGCCCAGCGCTCTCAACGGAAAAGCAGTGGTACCAGAACCTATATTATCTGTGTATCAGATTATCGGTATAGTTGTTATCTTTACAATTATCGCATCAGTGGTATCATATTCAAAGCATCTGTTTCAGTTTGATTTTCGTGGCTGGTTATCTACAAATGTATATCCGCTTCTACCGTCCATGGGTTCGCTAAATTTCATTAGCGTCGGTGCTGGTACAGCACAAGAGGATGAGAATCGTTCTGGACCGGCGACATTGGATTATCCAAATAAGATGCCTGTTCAATCTGCGGTTGAGGGTGGGGATGCTGCAACCGCATCACAAACATGGTGTTTAGTTGGTGAGGATATGACAGGGCGCTGGTGCGTACAGGTTCAGAGTGTAAAGGCGTGCGATGCAGATAGAACCTTTTCGTCTAAGAACGCGTGCGAAGCGAAGTCATGAAGAGTTATATATGTACATACTGTTTTATGATAAAAAACAATATGTACTAATGATTAAATACTTATTCGGGTCCAGTGCCGCTGTGACTGTCGGAAGTCCACCACGCATCTGACTGGTAACCAGGCAAGTTCTTATCGAACTGATTTGAGTTCGGAACATAGACGGCACCCGTGTTGAAGTTAAGGTCCCAACCGACCGCCAAGTGGGGCATCAGCGAGATGGAGGGTCCTGATGGACGGAACATCGTGGGATTGGGTCCCTCCTTGACCAACTTGTCCAACTGCGAATAGGAGAGGGCGAACGCGTGGTACTTGATACGCGACGCAAAACCGTTCATGCGCCCCGTGATTGTAATAGGCAAGCCAGTGAGGTCCTTCTCTGACTCAGTCGTAACGGTGCCCTTTACATCAATATTGGCAGCCATGCTATTCGTCGTACAGAGGTCCGCCTGGAGCGTCTGCGTGTTCACGTTCTTCGGTAAGAAGAGGTAGAACGAACCGTAGTTCAACTTGGGGATGTCCGAAAATGTCAGTCTGTTGGCGAGATTGCCGTTGATGTAGACGTCCAGAGAGCGTCCCTTGACCATTACGGCTAAGTGGAACCACTTCTTCAGAGGGATGTTCGGGATATCGACATAGTTATTCCAGTTCATCGTAGTGTTCATGTAGACACGCAGCGTGTTGGTGTCCGCCTTGAAGAAGACACCGGGCGACATAAGCGGAAACACATTAACCGAGCCCTTGTGGAAAACGTGCTTGAAAGCACCCTTCTCACCCGTAAAGGTCTCTGGCTGAACTGAGAGGAAACAAGAATACGTAAATTCAGTGCCCTCTCTCTCGTCTCTCGACGGCTCCAGCAGAGGATATCCGCTCTCGGGGTTCTGTATGAACGTCTGGGGGCTATCGTATGTTAACGGGAACATATCTACAGCCATGCTCTGATAGCGCTTGAGCTGAGAAAAACTCGACTCAAGGATCTGCATCGTTACTGAAAAAACGAGCGTGATAACAAACGTCTCCAGAAGCTGGCGACCAATAGTGATGTTCGTGGTCGGCGCGCCGACCATTCCGCCGGGCGCTATCGCATTCGCACCACCACGCATGGATTTCAGCATCGGCTCAAATGACTCGCGGAGCATTCTTATATTTTTGGAATCCAAGTACGAATTCGTGGACATCCCTTCTCTATGGTTTCACTCTAATATTTATTCATAGCGCCCCAAGTTTACTATAAACATTGGATGTTATGAAAAGTCCGGGATTTATAATGAAAAACTTATAGCGGTATGTTTACTTCGCCGCGATTGCCGCGGGCGGCATGCTGAGCGCAGGTGTCGTATCAGTTGTAATGCCAATCATGTTCAGCAGACCCATCACGAAGCCTACCTTAGCACCGGGGCGTGGTGCAGGACCCTGTTGGTACAGCTCGTAGACGCGCGCCGGGGTCAAAGCGTAACCGTAAAATCTCGTTGTGCTAACGCTTCCGCCCCAGCCCTGCTGTAGACCCATCGTTAGGTAGTTATTACCTGGATTTATCGTGGGCATACCAGGGCATACACAGCTGCGAGCCATCTTGCCGTCAATATACACATCAATCATGCGCCCGTTGACAACTACGCACAAGCAAACCCAGCGCTGTACATCAAACTCGGCGATATCGCAGATAGGGAATCCGTTGGGTCCAAGTCCAATATCAGTCTTTAAGCTGCCGGAGAAGAGGTTTGTTATGTTCGTATTTAGCGTTATATCGGGACCACCACCAGACGAGTTGATGCCAGCCAAATCCTGGTGCACGCGAATCATGAGTTTATTGGACTTCGCGTCTAGCACACCAAGCATTGTTACGTGCGGCGGCTCGGAACCAGATGGTCCGTCAGACGCAATCGTGAATACGTGCTTTGGCGTATTCGAGTTGAAATCAAGGTTATTCACATACAGCCATGTCTGGAAAGTATACTCACCACCCGTCGTCATTGGCGGATAGAGTTTGGTCTGCATGCCCTTTAACTGGCTCGCAGGGAAGCTCTTATTCAAAACAACCTGCTCAAACTTGTCCGCACCCGGGTAAACAATACCGTAGACCCAATATAAAACAAGTCCTGACACAATGATGTACGCCAACAGTCTCAGTATTGATGAATACGGGGCTAACATTGACGTAACGCTTCCCAGGCGAGCTTTTACGGCGTTTAAAGTACTCATTGCTCTCTATTCATTATTGATTGAAAAATTTCTATGTTCTTTACTTATTTCAAATGAGTAAGAAACATATTGCTCTGAAATTATACACCGGCATAGATATAGCGTATACCCATTCTCTCTAGTATGTAGCCAAAGAAGCCATACTTTTGGTCCAGTCCACGCTTGACATCTGGACCTTCAGCATAAAGATCGTATATGCGCGCCGGGGTCAAGGCGTAACCGTAAAATCTTGTTGTGGTGATGCTTCCAGCCCAACCCCCCATCTGACCTAATGTAATAAACTGATTACCTTTCTCAACAACAGGTACACCCGCGCATACGCAACTGCGTGATAATTTGCCATCCAAATATACGTCAATTACGCGACCCGATACCGCTATGGTCAAGCACATCCATTTTTGTAAAGGCAAATTCTGTATATCGCACATAGGGAAGTCAATGGTCGTTTGGAACATATTTGAGGAGGAATTACCACGGAACAAATCAGTGATATTTTTGGTCAGCGTTAAATCGGGCTGTGACGAGGTTCCCTCTTGGTCCAGTTGATTCACACGAATCATGAGTTTGCTCTCATTAGGATACAAAATACCGACCATTGTCACGTGAGGACTACGTGCATTACTGGGCGGCGCATCAGAACTGATTGTAAACACGTGCTTCGGCTGACCGGCACGGTAATCATAATTATTTATGAAGAGCCATGTTTGAAATGTGTATTCACCACCAGTTTTGATTACCGGTTTCAATTGTATTTGAGCACCATTTAACTCGTTGCCTTCACGACGATCCTCGAGAACAATCTGCTCGAGCATGTCCGGGGGGGGAACGAGGATTGTGTAAACCATATATAAAACGAAGACAGCAACGATGGCTAGAAGCCCCATCTTAAGTGTATCCGCATACGGACCCACAGAAGCCATTACACCATCTAATCTCCCACGAGCACTGTTAAGGGCAGACATACCTCTATAGATATGAATAGTTAAAATACTTTTTACTAATTTTTTAATTAGTAATTAGCATTTATATAGTGCTTACGTGTAATCTATACGTACACCCAAACGTTCCGCCATAAATCCAGCAAAGCCGTACTTATTGTTGAGACCGCGTCCCGTATCGGGACCCTCCTGGTACAACTCGTAGACTACAGCCGGAGTTACAGCATAACCGTAGAAGCGTGTTGTGCTGACAGCACCCGCCCAGCCACCCAATAGTCCCAAGGAGAGGTAGTTATTACCCTTTTCGACTACGGGCATACCTGGTAGGACACAGCTACGCGCAAGCTTTCCGTCCATGTATACGTCCATCACGCGTCCATTCATAACAACAGTGAGGCAGATCCATTTCTGGAGCGGGATATTTTGCAGATCGCACATAGGAAAGTCAAGGGACCCCTTGAGCGCACTCTCAGCCCCCTTGCCCTGGAAGAGCTCCGTTAAATTTGACAGTAGAGTTAGGTCAGGGTGGTCAGGGTCGCCACCGGAGCTGGGACCGCCGCTACCGCTACCGCTGGGGGCGCCGGCACCACCATTTTTACATTTCTGCATCGCCGATACTGCAGCGCACTGTAATGCGGACATGCCTGCCGCTGCAGGACTCTGGGCGCATAAACCAACTGCTCTAGTAAGCATATCTGGTGGCGGAACACCCCCTGGAGTATTAGAAAGCTGTGTACATGTGTCAGCACTGGGATTTTGAAACGCAGCAATCTGCTGGCTCTCAGGTAATGAGCGAAGGTCAACAGCAAACCCCTCAACCGCACCCGCCTGATATACGCGTATCATTATCTTGTTTTCATTAGGATATAGAACACCTATCATTGTTACGTGGGGAGGGCGAGACGCGCCAGGTTGCCCATCTGATGAGATTGTAAACACGTGCTTCGGCTGCCCTGAACGGTAATCGTAGTTGTCAATGTAGAGCCAGGTCTGGAATGTATATTCGCCGCCCGTTCTCATAGGGGGCTTAATTTGAATCTGTGTACCTTGTAATTCATTTCCCCTGCGCATATCGGTCAACAATACCTGTTGGTACACATCGGGAGGGGGTACCAGTATAACGTACACTGTATATAATACAATAATAGCAAGTATTGCAAAGAAGACTGATTGTAGCTGCGACTTGATAGGTGCGACAGCTGCGACCAGATTTGCGAACATGCCTCGCGCGGAGTTCAAGGCGCTCATACTCTCTATTTTTGTATACTCTTATTTAATTTACCGGGTTAGGCATAAGAGTAATCTACATATTTTAGAGCATCAGGTTTGGCTTTGTGTGATTCAAGGCAATACGAACCGAGACAAAAGTTAAAATTGGGCACACCGAACACAAATGACGAGTTAGGCGTTGGCATCGGAGGGACTCCCTGGGCGTCCGAATTCCAGCGATAGTTATTTACAACCTCGACCTCTTTGAGTCTGCGCGGCCACGCCTGCACATAGGCTAGACGCGCGTTCATATCCGAATTCATATAGACCATCGGCTTTCCTGGAGTACCCTCGATAACGTTGGGTAGAGCAACTGACTTGAGTAAAACACCATTTTGATATATATCTGCCGTTCGCCCTTCAATCGAAACAACAAATTGATGCCAGCGACGCATCTGTAATGTAGGAATTACCACTTCATACGGCGTCGACTTGAAACTCGTAAAATGTAAACGCAATTTCTCGTGGAAAGGATCGACTGCGACATTGAATGCGCCGGGAATAACTAGCAAGTTATTGAAAGGTGATTCGATTTTATCAGCATGAATCATCTCAATAGAGGAATTATCAACACTTACAAAAAAACCAAATGTAAACGATTCGGATAAAAAGGTTGTTGTTTCTGATTCCGACAATAAGTCGGCTTTGCCCTGCGTTAATTCCATTTTCCCTTTATTATAGGCGTGCGCCCCTATATTTTCTGGTGCTATCTCCCATAGTCCGGTAACTGTGGCTAAATCAGGCTTCTCCAAATAATAATATACAAAAAGAGCAAGTAACCATAATACTACATAGATGGCAGAGACAAGTATCAATGGTGAATACATACCCACATGCGGATTTGATAACAAATCAGGTTTGATGTAATATAAAACGATTCCAAAAGCCCCTACGTAAACCAATACGGTGAAAATCGTTGTCCATGTTCTGCTACTGAGCATGTCCCCTATCCGATTGGAAGTTTTTCTGTAGGAAAGTATATATATATTTTCCTATTGTAAAACGTTTTCTCATAGCGCACATGATGATGGCGCGACATTTGGAGGTAGTACTATCGCTGGGCATAGTTTGAGAATTTCAAAAGCATAGAGTTCACTATCCCAGAGCGTGAGGTTTTGGATAAATGCTGTCGCGCGCGCGAACCCAACTCTGCCATACCAGTCGTTGGGAACGGCTCTTGGTTTTCCACTGAGAAGTTTGGTCGCAACCAGGCGACAATTCACGTAGACCTCTAAAATCTGGTCATGGGTTGTCACGTGTACGCGAAACGGTTTCTTTACGGGGACGTCCGAAATTCTGAGCGATTCTCTGTATCCGATGTTGCCCTTCTGAACGGGGTCCGTGTCTACGAAAACGATAAGGTCGTTCGTAAAGTTATCCAAGAATATTCCAGGATTCATTTGCGTAGGCAGACCGTCATTTAAACCACCTTGACCTTTTGGTGGTGAACCGGGAGAACCGCTCTTAAACTTAACTAAGTCGTCTGTTCCCCTGTGTAAAATATGGCGATAAGGTCCTTGATTATCGTTGCTTCGCGCATCGTATATGGAGACTTCGATACTTGCTGTGTAGACATCCGAAACACGCATTGGAAATTCATCCGATTGTAATTTTAAATTTACGGGGTCCTGTGGAGGATTGCCCATTTTCCAAAATACTTGTGACGGTGGCATAGACCGATTAATTCCACCAGTTTTGGGTCGTATGCTAAATTCAAAATTCGCACCTAGTAGCGTTAGAACAATCACAACAGAAATTGTAGCAGCAAGAGCATAGAGTATTGTATTAATAGGTATTGTCGGGAATCTTGCCTGAATCTGTTGCACCGATACACCCTTGAAAAAAAGATATGCTGACGTTGTTGCGGCAATAATGCTAAATGCCAAGACAGCGATAAAAACGTAAAATGCCCACGAAGAGGTTGACCTAGAAACCTTTAATGAATCAATTAAGCGATCCATTCCCTATTCAGCGCACTGAGTATAAATTTGAACTTTCGCGGCATTTTTCACAGTATATTAAAAATGGATACCTGTCCAGATCTACCCTGCTCTGACAGCGAATCGGAGGAGCCGTGCGTGTATTTAGAAATCAATGATAAGATGGCTCTTATTAGTGAGAGTTTTGCACAAATCAATAATGCCGACGTAATGAATATTGAACTCATTCATGAGATTCGCAAAGTTCTGCAAGGCAAAGTCTATGAGCAGATTAATGTGTGTCGTGAACTCGTCGAGAGATTGGAGCACCGACATATAAAAATTTCGCTTCTTGACAGGCTTGATTATCAGGAGGAGCGTGCGCGGGATAAAATTATTTGGCTGTATCTTATAATTCTGAAAAAGAAGATACAGATTGGTCTACGGCTCGCTGTGCTAGTTTGTCTTCTAGCGATATTGATTCACTACGTCTTCTTTTAGACCAGCGGGCATTTCAAATGGGCGCGTTATTCATCGATATCAATTATATATGTCGGTATAGTTCGTTTATTTTCTAAATATGTAGAAACAATACGATGAGCCCCGTCCAGTAAAGTATATTCTCCCTTTTTCAATGCTATCCATATTGGTTCTGTATGACCATGTTGGCGTATGATTCGTCTATGGTGTAAAACTGACTCCAAATCTTTTTGCCCTCTGGGACGATCTTCTTTAGGATAAGGATCTTTTGAAAGACGTGCTGGATTAAAATTATGTAGTTCTCTACATTTTGATAGTGGGAACCGAACCAACTTGCTCTTGAAAATATGATAATACGAAGATATGTTCAATGATGAAAATAGTTTTATGCTTACTGATGTTTCAACAGAATCTTTCATATTTTGTAGATGTTCCATTCTACTTAGTGCCCATCTAAAATGCCCATGGGTCTAAAAAACAGGCTTCAATCGCTCTTCCACGGTTTTTTTGCCGTGACAATTTCTACAAAGCGCCACTAAGTTGTCGGCTGTATTTGTTCCACCGCGAAACAGAGCCAATATATGGTCCACTTCATAGGATGCGTCGAGAATGGATTGACAGTGCCCGCAGCGCCACTCTTGCTTTGCCGCTATCTGTTTTTTTAGAAGCGGGCTGACCTGGCGATGTGTTTTGGGTTTCCCTTCTAGGATTCTGTCCAATTGTCTATATGTTGCGCCGTCACTGTGTAGAAGATGTCCTTGTACAAAGTCCAGAGCTGAGAAAAAATAGGTCGGGTTCTTGTAAAATGTGTAGACGAGATAGGCGAGGACCATGCCGCCCGCGCCGACCTGGGCGTAGTTGTAGGCTGTTAGTAGCGGACCTTTGAGATATCCCTCATAAAATACTGCGACGGTAATTGCTATCAAAAATAATAGTTGGAATTTCATTTTACCTTTCTAATTGAAACTCTACTATTTCTTATCCTTTGTACTGCGTTCACTTTCCCTTCCTCATGAGCTCCGTGTAGGCGTAATGAGCGCCTGCCCCTAGAATCAGACATACCCCTGTACCCAGTAGTAGTCCGTCGATAAAAGACACATCAGCCATCGTCTTTGCTATACCGCTGCTGGTTGTGAAGGAGGGTGGCACTGATTTTTTAGCTTTTTCAAGGTTGCGCATCGATTGGATAAATTCGCCAAATGAAAATTCGCGCTTGCCCAGCTGAACATTAATACGATTGTGCATACGCCAGACCCATTGAATAAGTTCAACTCTAGACTTGAGAGCCGGCTCTACAGGCATCTCCTCCAAATTTGCCTCATAATGTGTTCTACATATTGGACAGGGCAAAACGTCCACCATTGAATTGTAAAACGCCTTCATGTTTTCTTTTTGTCTAGGAGTCGGTTCATCGGAATAGGTTAGCGAAGCAATATGAAGGGTTGACCAGAATATGGGTCCCCAGATTTGTGGCGGCATATGTATTGGTTCATCCGGGGCAGCCATCTGTCTATCTAAAATGGAGTATTTCTGAAAAATAAAACCTAAACACACTCAGGTTTTGAAGAACAGGGATGCAGCGATTACCATCACACTGCAGTAATTGTAATAAACTAGGACACTTCTTTCGCGAATGTAAGGAACCCGTCACATCATACGGCATTATTGCCTACAGAGTTCACCAACCAGTCACGTCAATTGAACCAGCCGTTCTTAGTATGATTGAGGATGCCGACACAATTAACGGTCTTGATAACAAACAAATAGAAATTCTACTCATTCAAAGGAGAGATACCCTTGGATATGTTGAATTTATGAGAGGTAAATATGTCGTTGGTAATGTTGATTATGTCATGTCGCTATTTAATCAGATGACCGTATCTGAATTAGAGCGCCTAGAGAAATATGATTTCGAAACACTATGGAACGCATTATGGAATAATCAGATATCACGGCAATATAAGCAAGAATATGAGGCGGCGCTAGCCAAATATACCAGTTTAGTTGCTGGCGGCGAGGATGCTAGCGGTCGGTCTTTAACATGGTATATCGAACATGCTAATCGTGAATGGGTTACACCTGAGTGGGGATTTCCAAAGGGCAGGCGGGGCAACCGTGAATCTGAAATTTCATGCGCGCTGCGCGAATTTGTCGAAGAGACGGGTCTGGAGGAAACTCAGTGTAATTTAGTCAAAAATCTTCTACCCATTGAGGAAAACTTTTTAGGAGGGAACCGTATACAGTATCGACACCGCTACTATCTAGCATATTGTAAGCAGACTACTGAAGTCCGCATTGATATAAGTAATACAATCATGAATCGCGAAATTGGCGACATCGGATGGTTCACATTTGAAAAAGCGATGAGCCTTATCCGCCCGTACAATATCGAAAAACGTCAAATTCTCTCCACAGCAGAGAACATCCTTACAAATTACGTCATACTGCCTGGGCGTGAATACCTTAGTTTGACTAGCGGTAGTTCCCGCAAAGTAACCCCTTTCCAAGTAGTAGAGAGGGATGGCAACCGAGGTAATACGCTTGTCCGCAAATGACGAGCCTGTTATTCGTCCTGATAAGGACCTTAAAAAGTTGTTAGCAACAAAATCCGATACGGACCTACTACAAACTTATTTTTTAGGTAAGAAATCCGAACTTGTAAAAGTACCTGGTAAAAAACAGCCTGAAAAGACAATACTTGATTGGTCTGCGCCGGAGCGCGACGCTATCGCTAGTGTTCTAATTGATAAACAGTTGTATCCCGAGAAATGGATGCACGAACGAGAACTAAAATCTGGACTCTACCCCGACATTCAAGACCCAAATTTTGGGCTTCAAATCTATAATAAACAGGAATTTTTTGAGGCGCGTGCTGCGGCAATTTCAGCGATGGAGGGCGTAGAGCCATGTAACAGCAGTGTTGAATCTGTGTTTGAAATCAGTCCTATTCAGAAACTCGTATCTCGCTTCCTAAACCCATTGACACCGTATCACGGACTTCTGCTATTTCACGGTGTCGGTGTCGGTAAGACATGCTCGGCGGTGCGTGTAGGCGAAGAGTATTTGAAATATCTTCCGCATTCCAAAGTATTTATCGTCGTGCCTCAAGCTATTGCGGGCGGCTTCAAACGCACCATATTCAATCCCGCAAAACTCGTCAAAGTCGATGATGAGTGGACCTCATCCCAGTGTACAGGTATGATTTATCCAGAGATGGCGCTTCAAGAACTCACGTCTAAAGGAACCAAGGATTTCACCGCAGAGCAGATAAATGACGTAATAGATAAAAAGATTCGCGACCGATATTTCAGATTTGGTTATCTCCAATTTGCAAACTGGATTTTACGTCAACTCAAATCTCTGGTTCCATCACACCTTGAAGACGAAGAAAAAGAACGCGCTGAAAATGAGGTTCTTGCGCGGCTTTTTAGCGACAAACTCGTTATTATCGACGAAGCGCACAATCTTCGCGACGTCGCCTCTCAGGGTCCAGACGTTGACGTCGATGAGGAAGAAGATGAAGCGGACCCCGCCGGTGCATTCGATGACCAGGTCGGTGGTAAACGGTTAACTCCACTTTTGCGCCGTATCGTTAAATACGCGGAAGGTATGCGACTGCTTCTCATGACGGCGACACCTATGTACAATAAGGCGTCCGAGATTCGTCATTTGCTAAATCTGCTCATTCTAAATGACGTTAAGGATGATAAGTCGAAGAAACTCATCGGTGACATCTTTACAAAAGATGGTACGCTCAAACCCGGTGGTGACTTGATTATACGTAAAAATTCGCAAAAGTACGTATCTTATATGCGCGGCGAGAATCCGTATACGTTTCCACTGCGCCTGAGACCGAAGTCAGCAAAACCTGTTCCTTGGGCGCAGATTCAAAAGGTTGGCGCGAAAGAGAAGCCCATCGTTGTTGAGGCGCAGCACAAGGCTATTTTAGAGGCGTTGCCGCTGATTCACGTGAGCCCACGTGAAGGAAGTGCGATTCACGAACGTCTTATGCGAGTTCTACGTGAAGGTAATCAGGAGAATTTTAAGGCGGACACGTGGGTTCATTTAGACATCTGTAACATCGTGTATCCTAACGGAACATATGGGCACACTGGATGGGATTCGTATTTTAATGATACGATGCAGGCGGGTGATGGTGTTAAGTACAGATCTTTCCAGTGGAACGGTAACGATGAAAACGAAGAAATAACGTCGGTCGACGATATATTTGCTTTAGATAAACTCAGCAGCTACGCTCCCAAAATGGCGTCGTTAGTTGATAAATTACAAAATTCAAACGGCATCAGCTTTGTCTATAGCCGATATGTAAAGGCTGGAATTTTGCCACTGGCTATTGCATTGGAACGATTAGGATGGACGCGCGTTTTTTCTAATGGGGAGGCGCGACCAATCTATACGGGTGACAAAAAGAATCCGTCAGTGAAAGTGCCGAGACAGTGCGCGTTCTGCGATAAGAAGGAAAATTCACACAAGGCTGTGAAGGGGCACGTATTTGCGCCAGCATGTTACGTTATGTTGACTGGCGATATCACTATAACTCCTACATTCGCGGATACACTACGCTATGCGACTGAATGGGATAAGGAGAAGGACCTCATGGCGCCGCGTGGCTCTCATGTGAAGGCGATTTTGGGTTCGCAGATTACAACAGAGGGATTAGACTTGAAATGTGTACGCTCGATTCACATCTTAGACCCCTGGTATCACTTGAATCGCTTAGAGCAGATTATTGGGCGCGGTATCCGTTTCTGCAGCCATGGTGATTTACCTCCACCTATGCGCAATTGTCTCATCTACATGTATGCTCTCACATTGGCTAGAATTGAGACTCCTGACTTACACGCCTATCGCATCTCGGCTATGAAAGCCAAAAATATCGGATTGGTACAACGTGAAATGAAAATCGGCGCGTTCGATTGTAATTTAAACATTGCTGGACTGATAATCCGTGGCGATAAACCACGTAAACTTATTGATGCTGAAGGGCACGTTGTTGACCATATTACAGATTCCGAAGGGATTGATGATAAAAAATACGATATACGCGATGAGGCTAGACCGTATTCAAGCATATGCGATTATATGGACAAATGCGAGTACGGATGCCTCCCTAAATTAGAACGCGAAAACAAGACTAAAAACATGAAGACCTATACATTTTCTGATGCACAGTGGCGACTCGCTACAAAGGAGGCGCTTCTTAAAAAACTCTTTTCGGAGTCAGATATTGCGTATCCCATAGAAATGGTTCGTCAACGGATATACGGCGATTTACCTTGGGAAATTGTAAGCCAGGCACTGGTACACATATTGGAGGACCCCGCGTTCCGTATTCGGCGCACGGATGGATTTGAAGGACGGCTAATTCTGCAAAACGGATATCTGCTGTTTCAGCCGATTGGTATTCGCTCTAAACAGATTCCGCTTGCCTATCGTTATTCACGTATCTATAACTTTTTGCCGCGTACGTTTATGACTCCTCGCAGAGGGTCGGTGCTGGGTGTGGCTGAGCCGGCTCCCGCCGACGAAGAGGAAGCGGTGGAGGAGGAGTCTGCGAATACAAGCGACCCCAACTCGTCGTTTGAAGCATGGATGAAGGAGGTTGATGAGGGTTTGCGGCGCTCTAAATCCGGAAATCGCGAAGTAATAAAAGCGTGGAATCCTCCTGCTGTCGCGACAACCTATCATACGAAGGCATGGGGGTGGTTGTTATTTCACTTTAGAGGCATACCTGATATACGTCGCGCGGCGGCTGACTTCTGGGTTGAGAGAGCATGGACTGCCGCTGAACGAAAACAAATACTTGAACGCGTTGTGAAAGAGGGTAAGACCAAGTTCTCTAAAGACCTTGTCGCTGCGCTAGAAAAAGATATATTTATGCTCGAGGAGATATCTGGTTACAAACATATGAATGTTCAGACCTTTCAACTTGAATCCTTCTGTTTACAAAAGGGTGCCTTTGATACGTGTCCGTCGAGTTACGAACCGCTTATTGATGTAAAAATGGGTAAACCGGTAGATGTAAAGGCTGGAACAGGTGACCTTTTTGGATTCCTGGTTCCCAGAAAGGATAATACAATCGTCTTTAAGACTCTCGATAAAAATAACTCAAAACGTATCATGGGTGCAGTTGGTGCGGACTGTTCTGTAGCAAGCGACCTCGGAGGACATCGTGGACGTGTTCGTGACATACAAACCATCATTCGGCGTATCGCACCTGAGCTCGCTGAGCTAATGATAGCCGACGAAGATACCGATGCGGCGCGTGACGCAAAAGGACGTCCGAAAAGACAGGAGACTAATAATTTCTCTCATATTGACGATTTGAGTCACATCTTTGTATGTATCTATATGGAGACACTTCTACGACTCATGGACTATAAGAAGTATGGGAAAACTCGTTGGTTCTTAAATGCTGTTGAGGCGGCGCGGGCTGGACTAAAAGGACGTTAAGAGAAATGGCGGTAAAACTTGAAGTAACCTTTGTCCTGATTCAATAGGGTATAGATGTACAAGTCGGTCTTTCTAGAAGAACGCATCTCGTTAAATCCGAGTGATATCACCAAAAAGGAGGTTTCGCACGATCTGAATGCTCTAATTGTTGAGCGGCTCAGAAAAAGGATTGAGTCACGGTGCATCGCATCAGGTTATGTAAAGCCCCATTCATTGGATATGCTTCATCGTAGTATGGGAACTGCCGAAAATGGGCGCTTCACAGGCAATTATATCTTCTATGTTAAGCTACGCTGTAAGGTCTTTCACCCTGAGACGGATACGCCTGTTGAGTGTAAGGTTGTTAAGGTCAATAAGATGGGTGGTTACGTCGTCTTTGATGAAGCGATGAGGGTTCTCCTTCCTCGCGACCTTCATATCGGCAATGTTGATTTCGATTCTCTGAATCCCGACGATACAGTTAGTATCAGAATTCTGCGCTCCCGTTTTCAGACAAACGACCCCTTCATCAGCGCTGTTGGGCTCTTTATTTCCCGGACTAAAAAGGCGAAGCCTGCTGCGCAGAAGAAGGCTGTTGCTGAAGAGGAAGAGGAGAATGCCATGCCCAATATCGTCGTAGGAGAACTACCTGAGGCTGCTGTCGTCGAAGAAGAAGAAGAAGAGGAAGAGGCACCTCCTGCTCCTGTCCCTGCTCCTGTCCCTGCTCCTGTGGCTACTAGAGCCACAAGGGCTGCTACGAAGGCTCTTGCTGTTGCCGCTCCTGCTGTTGCTCCTGCTGTTGCTCCTGCTACCGTCGCCCCTGCTGCTACTGCTGCAAAGCCCTCGCGCAGGCGGAAGGTTGTCGTTTCAGACGAGCCAGAACCTGCTGTGCAGCAGCCAGCAGCAGCAGTTGTACCGCAGCCAGAAGCAGCAGCTGTACCACAGCCTGTCGCAGCAGCCGCTCCGCCACCCGCTGGCGTCGCGACAAGGACGCGTGCGCGGCGTTAAAAAGGAGTAGAAATATACCCAGAGCAAGGTAATGGAAGTTAAAGAATATGAGCGTAGAAGACTTTTTCTGGAATCGTTAAAGAAACTCCACACTTCAGAATACATTGATATTGTGCGAATACTCAAGTTAGAAAATGTCGTATATTCTGAGAATTCAAACGGTATCTTTTTTGACATAGCACAATTACCACAGAAAACATTTGAGGCACTGGACAAATATATGCATTTTGTTCATACAAATCGCAAAGATCTCGCTGAACGCGAAACAATCATGACGAAGTTACAGGAAAAGTAAAGGATATAAACAACTCACACGTAGTTATTATAGAATAAATATGCAGAATACGGCTCGTGACACACAACCCGTATCCTGGTCTGATATTGAGCAAGTTATAAAGGTAAATCCGCACAGGCGGCGCTGCGTTGACCCTATTCGTACCGATGCTGTAGCCATAGATGAACAAGTAAATTCTGTCGCATGGTTGCCTGGGTGGGTGTACGCAAATGCTAATTTTAAGGCGACACCGATTAGTTTGGTTTTGATGGCTACTGACCCGCTATATGAAATTTCCGCCATCAATACTCGTCGTGAGATGGAGCGGGAGGCGGCAACTGAGTTGGCTAATGAATTTGATGCGCTATATGCAAAACACAATGGGCGTGGGCGCGGTTGGGTCAAGACGGCGACGTCTACGGAGTTGAGTCAGTGGGCGGGCGGCGCGACAGAGATTCCGTTTGATTGGACGAATCTGTTGGAGAAGCGCAAGATTCTTTCAGCTCTTCTTGACTTGGTCTGTGTAAAATTCGGTATTCGCATGGCAGTCTGGTGGTCAGAGCACAAAAAGTTAAGCGTGTGGCCGGTACAGGAGACCGACGACGAATCATGGGCTTCGGCGCCGATTCTAAACGTAGAGGTTCTCACTTCGGGTGAGGCTCACGTATTAATGAACGCCGATAACGATATTCGTGTTAAGGCTGCTGCGTGGACTGGGCTATTCAAAACTATTGGTGAATGGCAGTGGATTCGTCCTAGTACAAGCGGCTCTATCGGTGGTAAAACACTGACTGACCTCAAGGCGGACTATTCTGCGATTGCGGGTGAGCAGCAGGCGGCGCTTCTGCCTAAGAAAATTGATAAAGATACTTTGGCTAACGTAATATATAGATACCAGTGTATGGAGATTCGCCTCGCACCTAAAGAGATGCCTTTTTACTAAAAGTTTGAAGAGTGTTTTACCCTCATTGTATAGGAGCAACAATGAGTATAGAACTTCGCCAAAAGGAGGCTACGGCTATTCAGGCGATTTGGGAGCAATGGAAGGCTTCCGACCAATACGAACTAGAAGCATGTATAAAAAATGTAGATTTAGTTAGTTTTCAAGACACGATTGCTCGGTTGCGCGCAGTTGGTCTACGCGAAGTGCCTCAGCAGCCTAAACTAAACATTTTGATGCCTGGCTGTCTGCGCTTCACCATCGTGGGTGAGGGTGCGGTTCAAGCCTACTGTCAGAACAACGATATTACGAAGGTCCCGTTTGATGCCGTAATCAAGGAGCGCTGTAAGCCTGTTGCAGGTAAGGAGCGAAAGGATCAGGTTGACCTCTCAGACTACAGTACCCGCATCAAGATTCGGCGCGAGATTCCTATGGACCGTTACGATGCGCGCGTTGTAGAAATGCTTGCGCGCTGGAGCAGCACACCGAAGCGATTCCGCTATCTGCGCCGCTACACGTTTCTGGGACCAGAAGATTCTGGTATTCGCTTCGACCTCACGGCGGTTCGTGAATCAAAGCGTGATACAAAGGGCGACTATGTGGGGTCAGAGTCATTTAAGATGGCTGATATTCTACGTCGTCCGTTGAATTATGAAATTGAGGCGGAGGTGGCGCGAAATGAGAAGACACTAGCACAGAAGAGCCCGAAGATATTCCTGAACAGCATCGGGCTCGTTCTCCAGGGTGTTCAGCGCTCGTATGTTATCGTGCGCAAGCGAATCGCACAAGAGGTTATTGAAGCCTTGGCGCAATCTACTGGTAGACGTCCTGGTATATTTCCCGGACCACAGCCTGTTACGCTTGAGCGCACCAACATAGCGTTGGAGGCTGAAACAAACGTTCACAACATCCGCCTGGAAGACTACAATGTTACTGACAAGGCGGATGGTCTGCGCTGTCTACTTGTAGTAATGCCCGACGGTCGTATCTACCTGGTTGATAACATTCTGCGCGTGTACGGCACTGGGCTCCGACTCGACGCACCGAGTGCGGCTATCTACAAGGGTACCGTTCTTGACGGTGAATGGGTTCGCCACGATAAGCACAAGAATCATGTATCGATGTATTATGCATTTGATATCTATACGACAGCGAAGGGGCAGGACGTTACGGAGTTACCGTTTCTTAAGAAGGACAGTGATGTCCATCGTCTTGCCGCTCTAAAAGATGCTGTGCGTATCCTTTCCGATGCGAAGCAGACGATGAAGGACATGCCGTCTAATCATTCACTTGTCATAGATGTCAAGACCTTTTATTCCACGGGCAGCGGCATCTTCCGCGACGCGGCAGCCTGTCTGGATGCGGCTGAGCGGTCTATCTATTACACAGATGGTCTAGTCTTCACGCTTAACTCGGCACCCCTGCCTACGACTGGTGGCTCGTGGAATGCGCAATTCAAGTGGAAGCCAACGCACGACAACACTATCGACTTCTTGGTTGTTACTGAGAAGATGGCGTCTGGTGAAGATAAGTTGGGCTACAAGTACAACGAAGAGAGCAAGCAGATGGTGCGCTATAAGACGCTGCGCCTATTCGTTGGTGGAAAGATGGATGCGGCGTTTCGTGAACCGCGTGATACTATCTTGAACAACAAGCCGCTACCGGACTCATCGAAGCCTGGCGAATATCGCCCCGTTGAGTTTGCGCCGCTGGATCCGCACGACCCGATGGCGTCGGTCTGCTATATGGCGCTGGATGGTGGTGCGTCTGACCCGGCTGGTGCCGCGCCCGCTGCGCAAGATATCGGCGCAAAGGATGAGACTATTTACTGTACGCGCAGCCACGACCCTATCCTTACGGATTGTATCGTAGAAATGGCATACCATCCTAGTATGGCTGCTGGTTGGCGATGGGAGCCGATTCGTGTTCGCTGGGACAAGACGGAGCGCTTTCAGCGTGGTCAGCCTGGGCGCACGATGAATGCGGATTGGGTTGCCGATAATATCTGGTCCTCCATCCACAATCCGGTATCGGATTCAATGATTCGTACAGGTAACGTTGTTGACGAGACAAGCGAAGATAAAGCCTATTATGTACCCAAGAAGGCTGTCACCCGCGACAACTTTAAGGTTGCCGGTCTGGCGCGCTTTCACAATGAATATATTAAGTCTGAGATTCTTCTGCGTCGTACGCTAACCAAGGGCAAGTCTCTCTTGGACCTCGCCTGTGGGCGCGGCGGCGATATTCACAAGTGGATTAAGAATCAGGCATCTTGGATTATGGGGGTCGACAAGAATCTTGACTGTTTGACGGCGCCCAAGACTGGCGCCTATGCGCGGTATCTCGAGCAGCTTATCACTAAGAAAGGACAGATTCCACCGATGGTCTTTGTTCAAGGCAGTAGTACGCAGAACATTCGCGACATGACGGCGGGTGCAACCGACCTGGATAAGCGCATGATTCGCGCACTCTACGATTTCCCTGAGAAGGCTGAAACACCGGCGGCGGTTGAGTCGTTGCGTGGTTTCGCTGCGAAGGGATTTGACGTAGTGTCCTGTATGTTTGCTCTACACTACTTCTTCCAGGACCGCGCGTCTATTGACGGATTTCTGCGAAATGTGGCGGACAATCTGAAGGTCGGCGGATTCTTCGTAGGCTGTTGCTTTGACGGCGACTCGGTATTTAAGCTACTCGAGAAAACTCCTGAAAACGCTGTAAAAACGGATAAGGATGGTGATGCCACCACTTGGTCGATTCGGCGCATGTATGGTGAGATTACTGAAGACGTGCTGCCCGCAACGGACGCGGGTCTAGGAAAGGCAATCGACGTATTCTTCATGTCCATTGGCGAAGAGCATCGTGAGTATCTTGTCAGTTGGGACTACCTGAAGACACGCATGCACGAAATTGGCTGCGAACTTCTGTTACCGGCTGAACTTGCGGTGGCGCGCCTCCCCGTATCGTCTGCTCTGTTCAGTGATGCGTATACACAGACCGGTACAAAGTATGACATGCCTGAGGCGGCGAAGCAGTTCTCGTTCCTCAATCGGTGGTTCATCTTCAGACGCCGTTCTAACGGTACGGTCAAGGCGGTTGTTCGCGAGGAGCCCGCTGCTGCTGAGCCGCTCGTAGAACTGGAGGCGCCTGTTGCTCTTGCTGTTTCTGCGAACGAGGACCGCACTCTCCTGAAGTTTTGGCACAAGGCGCCCGCCAAGGATGAACTCAAGCTTGGGCGCAAGGACTGGGCGCGCTATCTCTCGACGTTCACGCACAGCAGGTTGCGCGATCTCAAGACACCCGCAACTATCTATCCTTCGCTTGAGGCGGCGTTTGCCTCGGCGCGATACCAACTCGCGACGGATAAGCCTGAACTTGGTGCAAAACTATTTGCGACCACGGGCTCTCTGCACCAAAAGTATTTGAAGAAGCGGCGCGATGAGGCTAAGGAGGCACCTATTACAGAGAAGCGCGAATACGAACTTCTTGAAGATGAGGGGGCTAAGGTTCGTGAGCTGATTGACCCTGCTGAGATGCTTCGTCAGGGGGCGAAGTGGAATGAAGCCGCGTGGGTCTCGGGCAAAGATGCTATCATGCGCAACTACATTCAGCAGCGCTACGAGACAGATAGTGAATTCAAGCGTATCATGGATGCGGTGAAGGCTGTGAACGGACGTCTTGTCTTTAACAATGGGTCTAAGCCTACTGAAATGGGCGGCGTCATTAAGAGTGATGGCTCAGTTGAAGGTCAGAACAAGTTGGGCGTCTTCTATATGGCGACAGTTGGTCTTACACCATAAAAATTATACTAATACTTATTTGTTTGTTAACGAATTAAATTAAGTAACAAGCAAATACATAAAATGAACGCTGCTATAAATTATAAAAAACTGGAAGGTGGTTGTGATGCCGCGTTGGATGAAATGTACGAGAAATTTGTTGTTCGTCCAATTCAAAAGGCATGGATTCAGCGTACATATTGCGTGTGTTGTTATGTCTATGATAAAATTAATAACAAGTATTATTTAAAATCAACAGAAGAATAAAATCATTAAAAATTGAGTTGCCGATTTTTCATTTCCTGATATTCAAGAAATAAATAATTTACAATGCCTCTATCTATCGGTGAAGAAGGTTCGCTTGCATGGCAGCGTCTAGCGCGAACGAATCATCATCCGCGCGATGACCATATTCAATTCAATGAGGAGGAGCACTCCTATGCTATTAATGGGTCAAAGGCGGGATGGGTATCTTGTACACAGTTCAAGGGTCAGTTCTTCGGTCACTTTGACGCTGACGCAGTGATTAAGAAGATGATGTCTGGTGCGAACTGGATTAAGAGCCCGTATTACGGTAAGACGGCTGAAGAGATTAAGACTGGTTGGTCGTCGTCTGGTGAAGAGGCATCGACCGCTGGAACGCGTATGCACTTGGATATCGAGCATTTCTACAATTCGTCTGAACTCACGGTTGAATCGATGAAGCGTGACGATGATTGGACTCCCAACGCCTCACCAGAGTGGGACCAGTTTATGGCGTATCATGAGCGCATCGGCTCTAAAATGGAGCCGTATCGGACGGAGTGGCTCGTATGGATGGAGGATATTAAGCTGGCGGGCTCCATCGATATGCTGTACAAGAAGAAGGACGGCAAGTTTGCTATCTATGACTGGAAGCGTTCGAAGAAGATTGAGACTGAGAACAGGTATCAGAGTGGGCTGGGTCCGCTGACGCATCTTCCTGATGCGAACTACTGGACCTACAGTCTACAGCTAAATATCTACCGTATGATTCTCAAGCTGAAGTACAATATGGATATCGACGAGTTGGCGCTCGTAATTCTACATCCGAATCAGCAGAATTGGCGTGTAATCAAGATTAACATTATGGAGGACGAAGTGAACGCGATGTTCGACGCGCGGCGACGAGCGCTGAAGGTCAAGGACAACGACGGGTCAAATCCTGTTGTTGTCTTTGAAACTGTAAGTTCACGTGATACAAATGCACCAACTGAGTGGGTTGGACTAGACTGATTCCTGAGCGGCTTTCAGATTCGTCGCAAAACTGGTATCCAAGAACGTCTGTATTGATTTTGGCACATCATCCAATGTAAGAGGATTTTTCACTGATTGTAGCAGTTCGGGTCTGTCTACTACAAATACAATAAAATACTGGTCCGCGCCACCATTAAACCATTTGTAGGGTCTTGAGGAATCTGTTTCTTCGTTGTAGCGTGTGAAAATGATAGATGCCTCCAATGAATTAGCAAAGCAGAACCAATCCACGTCATTCCATTGAATTGTGGCTTCAGGCTTCATCTTCAGCTTTTTTCGTTCAGCCTTAATCATTGATTCAATGATTTTATATTTCAAGCCTGTGGCTGCTGTGATTGAAGCAATAAATCTATCTTCTATAGCTGGATCCGCAGGTAAGCGATGAAGTCCGCTCT